ATGTCCTACGCGCCCGACCCCGCCGCGCAGCGCGCCGCGCAAGAGGCCCAGGACGAGGCCGAGGCCGCGATCCGTCGTCGGCTCGACGCCCAGGCGACCGCCTCGCTCAAGCCGTTCGAGCGCAAGCTGCTCGGCGTCCTTGAGGACATTCGCGACGCGATGCAGTCGCCGGACCCCGGCCCGCTGCTGGTGACCGTCGACCCGGCCGCCAGTGACGAGCTGTGCCAGCGGCTGCGGGCCAAGCTGCCCGAGGGCTCGCTACTGACCGGGCCGAACTACCCGATCCTCGACGTCCGACCCCTGGCAGGTGTGCCGGTCGTCGAGGTGACGAACGTGGTGGACCGGCCCTACGGCCCGGTCGCCGACCCAGACGGCCTGATGACCCGAGCTGACCTCGACGCCACGGTGTGCCGGGTCTGCGGGCTGAGCGAGCTCCTCGACGCCATGCCCGACGACCTCGGCGAGGCGATCACTGCTGCGGCGGCCGCAATCGCCGCGGCTGCTCCGGGGACGCCGACGAGCGCCGTCGAGCACTACGCCGAGGTGGCCATCGATGCCGCGCTCAAGTGGGTCGCTCACCGCGACGCCGACGAGACGCCCTCGGACCGCGCCGAGGTCCAGGACGGGGCCGCTGGCGGTGACCAGTACCCGCCAGCGGAACACCCCGAGCAATAGGAAACGCCGGCCGGATTGCCGCCGGCCGGCGCTCAAGTGATCACGAGAGGAACCAACAACCCGTGTTCGAGACGAACGATAGCAACCGCAACTCTCAACGTATTCCGGCTGCACCGGCACGTGCTCACGTGCAGGCGCTCATCGATGCCGGGCACACTCCCCGCACCATCGCCCGCGCCGCGGGTCTGGAAACCCGCCGCATCACAATCCTGTTGAGCGAGCACACCGAGCGCGGCGAGTCGCGCCGCCCCGGCTATGAGCACCGCATCGCCCGGCCGGTCGCCGAACGCATCCTCGCCGTGCCGATCCCCGACGGCCTGTTCGTGTGCGCCGTCGGCCCGGTTCGTCGACTGCAGGCCCTCGTGCGCATCGGGCACCCGTTCTACGAGATCGCCGCAGCCGTCGGGCACGGCTACACCGGCCAGGTCCTCGCCGAGATCGCGCTCGGCCGCCCCGAGATCATCGACTCGGAGCTCGCCGCCGAACTGGCCGCGCTCTATGAGCGCTGGCACCTGGTGCCCGGCACCAGCATCGAGGCCCGCGAGCTCGGCCGCGAGAACGGGTTCGCCGCACCGCTCGCCTGGGCGGTCGACGAGGACGACGTCGCCGGGTCCATCGATGACCCGAACGCCCAACCCGTCGGCGTCGAGCGCCCTGACCGTCGCCGTTGGCGGCAGGTGCCCACCGACTTCACCGAGATCGTCGCCGACCATCGCGATCTCGGGCATTTCGACGAGGAGATCGCCACCGCGCTGGATATCTCGCTCAACACGTTCGCCAAGCGGCTGCACCGCGCGGGCCTGTCCGAGCGTCGCCGCGGTGACGGCAACCACGCGATGATCCGCCCGCTCTACGGGGCCCGCTACGCGATCCGTATGTCGGCGCAGTATTCCGGCGCGGTGCGCCGTATGGCCGGGGTCGCATCGTGAGGCGGCACCCCGAGGGCGTGCGGTTCTACACCCGCCGAGATCCCCAGTTCATCGAGCCGGGCACCGACGCCTGGCGCGGTGTCATCACGCCGAGCAAGGTCGCCGCGATCCTCGGCGAGCCGGGCGACCCGGTCAGCCGCTATGAGAGCCCGTTCCGCCTGTGGCACCGCATGAAAGGCCTTGTGCTGCCCGAGGAGCCGAAAGACGCGTTCGCGCTCGGGCATGACGTCGAGCACCTGGCCGCAGCCCGCTACCGGCGAGACCGCCCCGACTGGCTGCTCTCCCCCGATGAAGTGCAGGCGCACGTCGACCCCGACAAGTTCGGGTTTCCGGTTGTGGCCACGCTCGATCGCCGCGGTGTGCGCGGGGCCAGCCGCCGCGTCGTCGAGTTCAAGCTGGCCCGCAACCTTGAGGACATTGAGGTGTGGGGCGACGACCTCAACGGCGAGCTCCCCGACGATTACCACGCCCAGGTGACCGCGCTCATGCTGTTCACGGGGTGGACCGAGCTGGCCGGTGAGCTCCTCGTCGTCGGGCCCTACCTGCAGCACCGCATCTACACCGTGGACTACGACCGGCAGTTCGCCGCGTGGATCATCCAAAAGTGCCGGCGGTTCTACGAATCGCTGGCCGGTGACGAGCCGCCCGCGCTCGACAACACCAAGGCGACATACCAGTGCTTGCGTGCGCTGCACCCCGAGATCGATCGCGGCGTCGACGCGGTGATTCCGCTCGACGAGGCCCACGAATTCGTCGCGGCCCGTGAGCGTCTCGCGGATGCGACCGACACATTCGCCTACCACAAGAACCTCCTGCTCAAGCGCATGGAGCGGGCGCAATACGCGGTGGTCGAGGACGGCGACGCCGACCCGATCCGCATCGCCGAACGCCGCTCACAGGGTGCGAACAAAGGCCCCGCGTTCTACCCCGTCAAATCCGTCGGCCCAGCAGACCTGCCGCACATCGCCTGAGAGAGGAACACATGCCAGAGACCACCGAGGCCGAGCGCACCGCCGGTATCAACCTCGGCCCCGACCCGAGCCGCGCACAGGCCCCCGCCGTGCACGCGTCGAGCGCGCTGGCATTGCGTGCCGGGCAAGGTGATTGGACCGAGGATCAGCGCACCCAGCTGCGCTCGATGGGCCTCGAACACGCCACCGAGGCCGATCTCCGGTTGCTCTACCACTACGCCGCCCGCACCGGCCTCGACCCGTTCACCAAGCAGGTCTACCTGGTGTCGCGCAAGACGAAAGTCAAGGTGCGCGTTACCAACCCCGCCAACGGCAACACCCGTATCGAGGAACGCGAGGTCGACAAGTTCACCGCGCAGGTCGGCATCGACGGGTGGCGAGTGATCGGCAACCGCGCGGCCCGCCGCGAGGGTGTCCGCGTTGGGCACGAGGACGTCCTCTATCGCGGCAAGGGCACTGGCTGGCAGGACTATTGGGACAACGACGACGGCACCCCGGTTGCGTGCAAGTACACCCTCAGCGTCAACGGGGTGAGCATCTCGGCGACCGTCTCCTACTCCGAGTACGTGCAGCTGGTGATGCGGGATGGCCAGTGGCAGCCCAACTCGATGTGGAAAAAGATGCCGGGCAACCAGCTGGCCAAGTGCGGTGAGGCGCTGGCCTGGCGCAAGGCATTCCCCGCGGACTACTCGGGCATCGTGTTCGAGGACGCCGCCCAGCCGCACGAGATCATCGACGGCGAAGTGATCGAGGCCGGCGCGCCGGTGGCCACCGAAAAGGCCGCGCCCCGCAAGGCCGGGGGCGCGGCCCGTAACCGCCAACGTGCAGCCCGCCGTGCTGAATCCGAGCCGGACACTGAGCAATCCGACGCGCCGCCGCCGATGAGCGAGCAGAAGCGCCGCCAGTTCTTGGACTCGATGTTCGGGTTCCTCGATCAGGGCCAGGTCGCCGACCGCGATGACCAGCTGCGGGTGATCGCCGAGCTCGGCGGTCTCGACGCGTTGCCTGACCATCGCGACGAACTCGACGACGCCACCCTGCACCGCGTCGTCACCAAACTCGCGCATTTCGCCAAGACCGCGCACGAAACCGACAACCCCTCGAAAGCCATGAGCGAGGCACTGACTGACGTTCTCGCCAGCTGGGCCAGTAGCAGCGGGGCCGGCCAGTGACCGTCAGCGATGAACAGATGCGCAAGCTGGTCGCCCCGGCCTTGGTCAGCGCAGTGCGCAAGGGCACCGCGCAGGGCGTGCGTATCGGCGTCGAGTTCTCCCTCGGGGCCATCAAGAAAGCTGCCAACGACTACGACAGCCGCGGTGACACGAATACCGCTGAGGCACTCCGCGATACCGCCGCAGCGATCTACGAGTCCGCGGACCTGCTGCTGGCGACACCCGAGCCCGAGACGGCCGAGTACCGAAACACCGGCAACTGCCCTGCGCACCACCCTGACGCTGGCTATCGATCGCCGCGGCCGACGGAATGCACATGCACGGGGCCCGTTCGCCCGGATGCCGAGGTGGGCACCGATGGCTAGGAGCGGACGGTTCCGGCTCGGCCGGCTCACCCTCGGCCAGCTCGCCGACATGATCGACCGTGCCCGAAACCTGGGCTACGGCCCCAACGCTCGCGTCGACGTGGTCCTCGAAATCACCGATTACAAAGCTCCCGCCGACGACAACGCCGGTGGGCCGCCACAACGACAGGAGAAAACACGTGGCTAAGAGCACCCCCGCGGACTTCTACGTCAAGTTCACCGGCTCGTTCGGTCAGCGCGACGTGGCCGAGCCGAGCCGCGGGCAACAGGTCGAATACACCGTGTTCGGCACCGTCACCGGCTACGAGGAAAAGGACCGCGGCGACGGGGAGACCCGCGTCACCTACTCGGTTGACGTTGAGGCGGTGTGGCCCAAGGGCTCTGCCCGACCGGACAACACCAACCAGGGCACCCTCGTCGACCACACCGGCAAGGTCTCGGCAGACGCGGCCGGGGCAGAGGCCGAGAGCGGCGAGCTCATCGACACCCAGAGCGACGACAGCGAGCCCGAGAACGTCGTCGCGTTCTCCGACGGCGGCGAATCCAAGTAGCCCGCGACCTGCGCAGGTTCCGGTTTCACCCACAAATTTGAGGAGCACAAGATGAGCAGCAACCCTGGCCGCCGGCACCGCCGAGCAGCCCGGTTCGGTAACCGTCAGCCGACGCGGATGACTGAGTATCAGCGTCACCGGCAGGCCGAGCAGCCGCGCGGCGAGGTCAAGGTGCACGCGCACCTGCACGGCCTCGACCTCAACGCAGCTGTGGAGCTCGACGAGGCAGGCGCATTCGAGGGCGTTCCGTGCGCGATCGATGGCTGCGGCCAAGCGATCGAGTATTCGAGCGAGCTCGATGCGTGGCAGCACCACGCCACCAAGCGAATTCGGTGCGGTGGCGGGCGCGGCGAAGCTACCCCGCCGGACTGGTATGCCGGCGAACCGGTCCTCGACGAGGTGTTCGAGGACCTGGTCGCTGACGACGGCCTCGCCGAGGAGCTCGCAGACGCACCGCTTTTCGACGATCCACTCACCGAGCCCGAGGAGCCGCAGCAGACCGCGGCCCCTCGCGTCGTCGGCCGCGTCGACGGCAACCCGTACGACACCGAGTTCGCACGCGGTGTCCTGGCCGGGCTGCAGCTCAAGCCGGTCTACCTCAAGGGCACCGTTCCCGACGACGAGGTAGAGCGCCGACGGCTGCGCAACCGAGACGCGAATCGTGCCCGCCGGGCCAACCGGCGCGCTCGCGTCAAACGAAACCAGGCCCGCCACCACGGCGCGGCCTGACCACATCGAATTACCGAGGAGACACCAGTGATCCGCATTTTCATCGAACCGGACAGCAACGAGAAGCTCACCGTTCGGCTGGCCGACGGCCGCAACGGCCGGACGCTGCTCAGCTCGACCAGCCAGGGCTACGACCGGCTCTCACGCGCCGAGGAGCTGGCCCGCCGCATCGCCCCACGGGGTGACGAGGCGGTCGAGCTGGTCATCCGCAGCTCCGCGGGCAAGGTGATGCGCCGGGAAACCCTGTGGGACCCCGCAGCAGAAGCGGGGGCTGCGTAGATGGACGGTCGGCCTCTGAGCGCCGAGCCCGAGCAAGGGACGCCGGCCACCCCGGCGTCCCGCTCGTTCTCCATCGGCCAGGTACTCACCCTCGCGATCCCGCCCGCCGAACAGGTGTTCTGCAGCTACACCGATCTGCTCGACGTCTTGGGCTACATGCTCAACGACGTTCCGGCAGCGTCGGATATCGACGACGCGATCGACCTCTGCCGCCCCGCAGTGCAGGCGGCTTATCCCGAGCTCGCCGCCGCAGACCCGCCGGCCCCCGACGCGTCCGACACCGCGGTGCTCGCGTGGCTGTCGGAGCAGGAAACCCAACACGGCAGCCACCTGACACTCACCCCACTCGAGGAGTCCTCGTGAACGACCCCGACAAGCAGCGCGGCATGTACCCGAAGTACCGCGTAGAGAAGCTGAACGGCAAACCGGTCGGCCCCTGTTTCGTGCTGGAGTTCAAAGATCGCCACGCTCGTGCCGCGTTGCGTGCCTACGCCGCGTCGTGTGAGGCCGAGTTCCCGAAACTGGCCGCCGATCTGCGCGCGCAGATTGCCGTTGCCGCCGCCGAGGCCGCTGATGATGAGTGACCCTGATGATGCGCTGCGGGCGCACCGACTGACCCCGGCCGGCAGCCTGTTCTCCCCCGCAACGCTGCAGGAGGTTCGCGACCGGCTCGAATACATCGACGCCCACGAATGCGACTGCGGCGAAACACCACACGAGGACGCACTGCACGACCTCGCCCACGATGACGTCCCGGCTCTGTTGCGGGTCATCGAACAGCAGGCCACCGAAAACGATCGGCTGCGGGCGACCATCGAACAGGTACGGGGCATAGTGCACGAGCACATTCCTCGCGGTAGCGGGCAACGCATCCTCGACGCGTTGGAGGCCCAGGCGTGAGATTCAAAGGCGACAAAGCGAATTCGATCCGGGTCGGCGAGGTGATGGGGCCCGGCGCTGATGGCCTGTATCGGCAGGTCACCGATGCGTGGTTCGACGAGGAGGAGGGCTACACCTACGTCGAGGCTGAGATCGTCGAGATGGCCCCGCCCGGCGAGAATCTCCGCTACTACGGGTCGCTCGATCCCGACGCGGGCCCGCCACCCGTGCGGGAACGCATACCCGACAAGGTCACCCCGCGATGAATCCCCCGTGCCGGCGCTGCGGACGCCTCGGGCTATGCGAGAACTGCCTCGCAGACCCCGATTACGAGTTCGCAGTGCCGAGCCTCGCCGAGCTGGCTGAGCTCGGCGTCGACATGCCGCTCGGCGATATGTGCCGGCCGGTCAACCAATCCCGTAGCTACCGGCCCAGCACCCACCGAATTCGCACCACCCTCGCGAAAGGCGTCTACCTATGACCGTCTCCGACGAGTACGCCCTATTCGATGCCGCTGGTGAGCCCACAGCGACCGCTCGGGCCACCGACCCGGCCACTTCCCGCCAGGCCGCCGCGTCCATCGCCGGTGAGCGTCTCAGGGCCTCCCAGCAGGCCGTGCTGCGGGTTCTCGCACGCGTCGGCTCGGTCGGCATGACCGACTCCGAGCTCGTCGAGCGCTACACCACGGCAGCCGATCTCGGGTTCGAGCCGCGCCAGTCGCCCTCGGGTATCCGGTCGCGCCGCCACGAGCTCGTCGAGGCCGGCGAGGTCGTCGATACCGGGGAACGGGCCAAGCTCGCCAGCGGCCGCAACGCGATCGTGTGGGCTGCAGCATGAACGTCATTGCAGGTCAAGGCCATTCGCGTAGGTCATTGCCGCGCGCAACCCCCGACCTTGTCCGCTCGGGTCCCTACATCTATGAGCGAGGCCCTCGCGGCTGCAACCGCAAGGGCCTCAACGCTCCGGCAGTCCCCACGTTCCACGGCGGCCGAGCACCAGAGCTACCCCCGACTCTAAGCCACTCGGGGGACACGCGGAATTCCCAAAAGCGTGGTCGTCCCCGGTCAGAGCGGGATTGCTTTCTCGATCCGTCGGGGCCGCGCGGTAAAGGCAGGCCCGAGCGCGCCAATGACAAGGCACCCGGCGGAATAACCCGGCCCTGCGGTGTGCGAGTAATTCCCGTGACCGGCAGCGACGACGTCGACCACACTGCGACGGCAGACGCACACTCGTTGCCCTTGTCCGCAAGGGCAACCTCTATCTCCCGCCAGCTCCGGCTCCGCACTAACCGCCTCGTGAGGTGGTGGTGATGTCCCGAGGCGACTACCGGCATCGCCCCCGCAACTGGCGCAACGACCCGGAGATGGTTCACGTCCACCGCACCGCGCTCACCGTCGCTTGCCGCCATTGCCACCAACCGATCGACGAGCCGTGTGTCCACCCCGACCTACCCGGTCGCCCCCAGCTGGAAAACCTTCCGTGCCACCCGGTTCGGGAGTCCGACGCCAAGAGAGGAACCAACGCATGAGAACTACCGAGGCCCAGGCCCGCGCGGACGCCGCGCTGGCCGACACCGCCCCCGAGGTGGATCGCCGGCTCATTCGGTGCGTGTGCCGTCACTCGATCGATGCGCACCCGGTGCTGGCTTACCACGAGGAGACTGGCGCGCCGGTGTATCAGCCGTGCGGCCGTGAGGGCTGCCCGTGCACCCGGTTTCTGACGCGGCCGGCCGCGTGGCGCGTCGCGTTCCGGCCGATCGACCCGGATGAGCCCGCGCTGATCACGTTGTGGCCCTGGCAGATCACCTCACCCCGCGGCAACGTCGTGCACAGCTCCTCGTCGAGGACCTCGGCGCTCAACCTCGCCCGGCACCTGGCCGCTTGCGAGTCGATGCTCGCCACCGTGCGGGCAACCACGGTTCAGGAGAACGACATTCGCCGGGCACTGGGCCTGCCCGAGATCGTGGAGGTGAGCAAGTAATGGCCGACATGGGAATTCCGCCGCACATGCGCGCCGAGATCGACCAGCACGAGGCGCAGCTACGCGACCTCGCCAACACCGCGCTGACCACGTACCGCGAACACGTCGAGCAGGACCACGGCGGCGAGCCGGCGCACTGCGCGCAATCCATGCTGGTGATCGGCTACATGGGGCTGAAGATCGACCCGGAAACCCTTGCGGTCACGCAGTGCGCCGAGACGCTGCCGCAGCCGCTCGCCTACGGCCTGATTGCCTACCTGGTCGAGCAGCTGTACGTGGCTCGGCGCGATGCGAGCAAGGCAGCTGCCGAGATCACGGCCGCGACAGATCAACTCAAGGTGCTCAAGGCCCGAATCGAGGCCGCCCAGTGAGCACCGCGGTGATAGACCCGATCGCGCCCGGCGCGGCTGACCTCGCCGCCGCGGGCGGCATCTGCATCCTCGACAGCTCGGCCAAGTGCGAGCTGTGTGGCGAGTGGAATGACGGCCCGCGCGCCGAGCTGCGCGCGTGGGCCCGCCAGCACGCCCGCGAGGCGCACGACGCGCTGCGCCCGTCGGTGCTCGGGCTCGACCTGTCGCTCACCCGAACGGGTATCGCGATCGAGACGCTCATCCCCGACGGCAGCAAGGGCACCGCGTGGCCCTCACTGCTCACCCACTGCGGCGAGGCCGGCCACCAGAACGCCACCTACGACGAGCGAGGCCGTCGGCTCGTGCGGCAGGCCCGCGCGGTCATGCACAACGTCGACGCCGCGATCCGAGCCGGGGCCGATATCCGCCTCGGTGTCGTCGAGGGCCCGAGCTACGGGCAGAGCTCGATGCCGAGCTACTACGACCGCGCCGGCCTGTGGTGGTCCATCATCACCGCACTGCAGGCCCGCGGTATCCCGTTCGCAGTCGTCACCCCAGACCACCGGGCCAAGTTCATTTGCGGGGTCAAGCCGCCGATGGGCAGGGACCGCGACCGCGCGAAGCGACTCATCTGCGACGAGACCCGATCGCGGTTCAAGGTGAACACCGGCCGCGGCACCGACCACGGCGAGCTGGTCGAGCGGATGATGAAGCGGCTCAACGGCGACCAGGCCGACGCGCTCGGCCTCGCTGATATGGGTGTGGTGCAACTCGGCTGGGCCACACCCTGGCGCAAGGGCCGCCGGCACGTCGAGAACGTTGCCCTCACCACGTGGCCGGCGGTGACCCTGTGAAAGCTCTCACCGTTCAACAGCCGTGGGCCTGGGCAATCATTCACGGCGGCAAGCTCATCGAGAACCGCACGCAGCTGTGGTCCTATCGTGGCCCGCTCGCCATTCACGCCGGTGCGCGGTGGTCTGATCATGGCGGCAACTCCGAGCTGGTCGACCAGGCGTGGAAAGACGCCACCAACGATTGCGCCCCCGCCGAATACAGCCACACGTCGCGACTGTGGACCGCCCGCACCGAGATCCTCGGCGTGGTCGACCTGGTCGACTGCCACCCCGACGCCGGATGCTGCCGACCGTGGGGCGAATCGGCCTACGTCGAGCACGGTGGCCGGCAACGTCGACGCATCACGCACCTGGTGCTGGAAAACCCGCGTGCGCTGCCCGAGCCGATCCACTGCAAGGGTGCGCTCGGCCTGTGGAACGTCCCCGCCGACCTCGTCGAGGCGATCAACGCCGAGGTGAACCGATGAGCCGCGGCAAAGGTGCAAAGACGCCCTACCTGGTCTACCTGCGGACGTCGGTCAGCGAGGTGATCGAGGTGCAGGCCAACAACATCGAGGAGGCTATCGAGCTTGCCGAGGGCCGTGCTGATCGTCCCAACGAGTCGAATGAGTTCGAGGCCGAGGGAGATGCCGCGGCGTGGTCTGTGATGGACAGCGGTGGCAACCAGCTCTGGTGCGCCGAGGACGATGAGACGCCACCGTGACGGGGCCGGCGGGATGCGAGTACGGGCCCACGCACTGGTGCGTGATGGGCAAGCACGGCAACTGCAACCACCGGGCCGGCGGCACGAGCGCCCGCGGAATCTGGATGCCCGAGTGCTACGTCACCATCCCGCCCCGGCGCGGACACAAGGGCACCGACCCAATCCCCGACGGCATCGAGCACTGCCTCGTGCCGTACGGCCTCGCGGTGATCCGGCCGTCGCACGTGTACCGCTGCCCCTGCGAATGCCACACCGCCACTGCGCCGATCGGCGCACAACTCAGCCTGTTCGAGGAGGTATTCGCCTGACCACGCACCCGAATCACGCTCGCCCGCCGGCACTGGCCAAGGTCGGTGGTGGCGGTGCCCGAGCGCGGCTCGTGCGCATCATCCTCGGCGAGCTGCCGCAGGCGTGGAAACTGCGGGCGGCCTGCCGCGGGCATCCGCGGCCGGACATCTTCTATCCGCCCCCGGCCCGCGCCGACGCCGATATCAAACGCTCACAGTCCGAGCGACGTCGACGCATCATCGTCGCCGAGGCCAAGAGCGTGTGCCGGCGCTGCCCAGTGCGCGACGAGTGCCTCGGGTTCGCCGACGCGCTCGGCGATTACAACGGCATATGGGGCGGCCTGACAGCCCGCGAGCGCGGCCGGAAACGAGACGAACGATAACCAACCACCCGAGAGGATCAACCCTTATGACCGACACACTCGCCCAGGTGCTCCGCTGGCCGCTTATCTCGCTGCGCCTGTGGCACCCGGTGACGCTCGAACTGATCTGGCCCACGACCGGGCTCGCCGTTCCGCGGTCGTATCAGGAGGCGCTCGCCGACGAGGCTCCTCGGTGGGTATTCGCCACCATCGACAAGGCCGGCGACGGCGGCGTCATCACGACGAGCCCCGACCACCGCCGTATCTGGTCGGGTGAGATGCGCATCGCGACCAACGACCCGTGGGCACAGGTCGAGACGCGCGGCACGGACCCTATCGCGGCAGTCCGGGCCGAGTTCTATGCCGAGCTCGCCGCGAGCTACACGGCTGAACCACCCCGCGCCGAGGAGATCGCCGGCCCCATCGAGGTAGACCCGTGGTCCGACGGCTGGAAACCGGGCAACTGGTGGCGAGTGGTGCTCACCGACGGCACGGTGTGGAGCGAGTCGTCAGATCACGTCGAGAACATCGCCGCGCTGCGAGCTATCCGCGGCAACGAGATCACCGTCTACCCACCCGGACACCCCGACGGGAAGCGCTACGGCCCCGACCCCGGAGCACAGCTGCAACGCCGCTACGAGCGTGCCGAACACACCTGGCGCGACGAGGAACTCGCCGGTGAGTAACACATCGAGGGCCGGCATCACGCCACTCGCCGAGCTGCGTCGACGCGCCCAGGCCGAGCTCGACACCAACCCCACGATCACCGTCTACTGGATCACCCCAGAGGGCTACTTCGTGAGCCGACCGGCCAACGTCAAGGCACAGTTTCGCGCCAACGTGGACAGCATCAACCAGGCGATAGCCAAGGTGGCCCAACGGTTCACCGATCTCAAGGCAACGCTGGAAAGGATCGGCCACCCATGAGCAGCAACAACATGCGCCGCGTGCTGGTGCGCATCGTCGACAACACCGGTTCGTGGACCGAGGTCGGCTACACCATCGCCTCCGAGGTGATCCCCCGGCCTGTCACGTTCCGCACCCGCGTCGGCGGCCCCGATGCCCCACCGAGCGAGGCCACCCTTGACGGCCTGGCGCTCATCGGCGAGGGCGGCAAACAGGGCCACCTGTCCATCGAGCCGATCGCGATGATGCTCGGCCGCCAGCCCCTCAAGATCGAACGCACCACCGAGCTGCTCTGGCTGCCAGTTGCCGCGCACCGCAACGATCTCGTCGACCTGTGGACCATCGAATGCGTGCCGCTGGTGTCGTGGTTCCGGCTCAGCCAGCGCCGCGACGACGACATTTTCAAACTCGGCGGCATCGACGCTGAGACCGGCGAGATCCTGCTGCCCGACCCGGCCGTGCGGTGCGTGCGCTGCGGCGGCTACGGCCGTGTCGAGGGCCCGTTCGGCGGTGGCGCATTGCACGGGCTGGCCTGCCCGGTATGCCAGGGCTCAGGAAAGGTGACGCGATGAGCGATCAGTTCGAGCGGGTGTTCGGCGGCGATTGCCCGGTGTGCTCGCACAGTCACCGCGGCGCGCACGACATTTTCGGTCGCTGCCAGGTCTGCGGCATCAACTGCGCTACGCACCCGTGGCCATACGCGAGCATTCGGCGGTACTGCGACGCCAGCGATGCAACCGAGGTCGCGATCCCGCGGTGCGGCCTGTGCGGGCACCGGGCCCACGGCGACGGCCCGTGCGGCTGCATGGACCTCGGGCTCCTGGCCGACGGCCGGCTTGCGTTCTCGTGCGTTTGCTGGCCCGAGATCATGCCTCACCCCGGCCAACGCGAGATGTTCGTCGCGCGCCGCATGCTCGCGCTGGCCCGGCCCGCCCAGCCAAACCGCAACACGGCCGTGACCATCCCCCTATGGGCACCGAAAGTTGAGTTGTGGCGGCACGATCGCCGCAATGGGATGGTCCGGCTTGGCACGCTTCACAACGAGCGAGTCCTGGGCGCGATCACCCACGGCCGGACACTGTCAGTCGAGGTCAAGGTCGACCCCAGCGTTGAGGAGCGGTGGCGCGCACAAGAGGCCATGCTGCTCAGCATGATCGGCGACCCGCCGGAGCCGGGTCGGCTCAGGACGATCGATTTGCATCCCGTGGTGCTGTATCTCGCCCTCGTCGCGGCCGTGGTGCTGCCCGCAGTGATCATCGCTGCGGCCCTGGGCCTGCTATGACAGGCCAGCTGTGCCGATGCGGTCATATGCGCGAGCAACACTCACTGTGGGGCCCCGGTAGTGCCTGCCTGGCGTGCACCAGCTGCGTGCCAAGCGGCGAGCCCCACGTGATGACCCGTTGCAACTGCCGAGAATTCAGCCCGAGTGAGGAAACCCGAAGTGATCAACCTGCGAGACCTGTTCTGCGACTTGCGGCACCCCGTGCGGGCCATCGTCCGCGAGATCAGATTGCGTGACCCGGACTACTACCGGATGCAGCGATTCAAGGCCATCGGCTGGCCCGACACGTCAGCCAAGATGCTGCGCGAAGCGGCCAACATTCTTGAGACCGGGCCCAATCCGCGCACCGAGGTAGCGCGGTGGTTGCGTTCGGTCGCGATCAACGGCAACGGCTACCTGAACCCCTCGGCCTACACGCTCAGGGACCTCGAACAGCTGCGCGCCGGGTTGTTCGAGCGTGACTATCGGATTCCCCGGCTGTGAGCGTCTGTCAGTGCGGGCACGCCCGCGATGAGCACCAGCCGGCGTGCGTGGCCATCGTCGAGGTTCACGAACGCCACGTGTATTGCGGCTGCCCACAATTCGAGCCAGTCGACGAGCAGCTATCAACCGGTGAGCCCGATGCATACGGTCAGTAGCGCGGTGGGCGTGAAACTGGTGATCCATGTACCTCGGTGCCTGTTCTCGACCGGCAAGTGCGGCCCATGACCCTCGGGTCGAGGCGAGGTCGCTACTGCGCCCACCGCTCCACCCTTACCTCACCCGATCACGACCCGACAGGAGTCCAACGTGCCAAAAAGCAAGCGTGACAAGCGGAAACGCCCGCCCACCGTCGCAGAGGCGACCAGGGCGCTCGAGGCTGCCCAGCGGCGAGAGGCCGCGGCGCACAGCGCAGTTCAGCGCGCACAACGACGCATCGACCTCGCGAACCTCGACACCCCCGACGTCACCCACGCCGAGCAATACGCCGAGTTCCTCAACCGGCCCGGCCGCTTCTACGTCGGCCAGTTCGAGATCCCGCTCGACGACGAGCCCCTCGGCCAGAAGCTCTGCACGCAAACCACGTTCAAGGCCGACGATCAACAGCTGCTCTACCTCGTCGAGGTGCTGCGCCAGATTCGCGGTGCGCTCGGCGAACGCACTCGCGTCACGCTCGCCCCGGCCGAACCGCGGGTCGAGGAACGCCGGCTTGCGGGCCCGGCCCGCGTCACCACCACAACACCCGACGGTGTGACGACGATTCACCGCATGGCCCGCGACGTCGTGCGCCAGCGCTCGAACGACGATTGCAACATTCGCGGTAAAAGTTCTACGCCTGATGTTGCAATCCGTGAGTGGTGCTGCGGCACACCGGTCACCAGTCCACACGTCGCTAACTGCTGGGTCGCAGCTGCGGACCGCCAGCGATCCACCCGTAACGATCTCGCGGCCGCGCCCGACGAGACGGCCGCATTGCCGCAGGACGTGATGGAGGACGCCTACAGCGAGCTCGGCATGCCGTACGGGCGACCTGTGACCGACGAGGAGCTCGCCAGGGTGCGCGAGATGTGCGCACGCGCCGAAGCGCGCAAGGCCGAAATCCCCGATGGCCCACCACAGATGTACGGCCGCGATTGGGTCGGCGAGGGCCAGGAGTTCACGCGCGAGCAGCTCGTCGACATGCTGCCCGGACAGACCCGCTCCGAGGTCGCCCAGGAGCTCGGCAAGGCACCCGAGAACCTCGGCGGCACCGTGCACAACGCCGACATGATGCCCGAGGACCTGGCCGCCGAGCTCGGCGTGCCCGTCGAATCGTTGCAACGCATCCCGATTCGAGGCGGTGGCCATGCGTGGGCAGTCAAGCCCGGCCCCGCGCAGCCCGGCGGCCGTCACGCCGCACCGGACGAGCCGCAGTCATGAGCCGGCGCTACCGCATCGGCGATCTCGTGCGCATCGGCCGCGGCAAGCGGGTCTATCGGGTGCGCCACGTGTTCCCCGATGGCCGGGTCAAGGTCGCGGCCGACGCGAAACACCCGGACGCCGCCAAGCGCGTGCCCGACGAGTTCCGCGCCTACTGGCCCGACGAACTCGTGCGAGTCACCCCCGCGGAGGTGTGATGATCAGCGAGCTTGAGCGCATGTTCGGCGCGATCAAGAGTCTCGGCACCCGCCGGCTCGCCCTGCTCTCGATACTGACCTACGAGCTCCTGGCCGCCGAGGTGATTGTGATGCCGCCGCTATGAAAATCGAGTTCCCCAACCCAGTGCACTGTTGCGTGTGCACCGCCCTCGGCCACCGCGACACGCGCGCCGCAACCATCGTGGCCGGCTACTCGGTGTGCCTCGACCACATCACCATCGACGAGGCCCGCTCACTGCGGGAGTTCGTCGAGGCCCGCCGAGCGGCGTTCGGCTCGTGAGAGCGCATCGCAGCCGACGAGGAGTGTGCCAATGCGGTCACACCCAAGGTCGGCACGAGTTCTACACCCAGACGCTTCACGGCTGCAAAGACTGCGCCAGCTGCACCTACTACCGTCCCAACGCGAGGTTGACATGAACGACGGTTTGGCCCTTGGCACGATCACCCTCTGCGCGGTCTGCCATTACGCGATCGTGCTGCGCCGGTTCGACGTCGACCACGAGGTGTACGGCGCACACGAGGCCGACCTGTGGACCCACATGGGCCAGAGCGGCTGCGGCATGCACGACGCCGAGGAGCCACGGTTCCTGATCCCTGCTGTAACCGACTACACGACCTACCTGGCCAGGTGGACCGGTCAGCGGTAGTGAACCGTCAGCCTCGATCCGGCGTGTACTGGCATTCGGTCGAGAGCACATGCCGGCCATCATCAAGTCGGATGATGGTCCGATACGGTTCCTCGACGTCGTCGCGCACGATCTCGCCGCCGACCGTGGCATTGGTGTCGTAGTGGAAATACACCTTCACGCGCCGGCCGAGGTAGCTGCCTTGTCTCGGGAAACGGTCCTGGCTGACGCTGTCTATTGCACCCATTCGGCTCATTCCTCTACTGGTAGTTTGCTGATGCCCCACACGACCACGTCGCCCTCCTCGCCGGCCGCCACGCTCTCGTCGCCAACGACGTTGGCCATACCCGCGAACTCCTCGCGGACGCCGTACTCGTCGACCTTGTCGAACAGCCGGGCCTTTGCGCCCTCGATCGTGCGGTGCACCGACGTCCACCCGTACTCGCCGAAAAAGGTCACCTCAAGCACGTAGACGTAGATCTCAGACTTGGCCGCTGCCACCGCGGCTCGCGCATCAGCCTGCTCGCGCATGACGGTCCCGAGGTCGGCACCGCCGATATCGGCAAGGTCAACACGCTTCACGGTGCGACCTTGCCGAATCGCTGGTATGCCGCCTGGCGGCTGATGCCGAGCGCGGTGCCGACCATCGCCCAGGTGTCGCCGGCCGCGCGTGCCTCGGCAACGGCCGTGTTGAGTTCGGCCTCGGCGTTGGTGAGCGCGGTTGCCGCCGCGGCGATTCGGCGCATGTGCCGCGCGTCGCGGGCGTCGGCCGGGTCGACTTCGAGGTTGTCGAGCCAGTTTTCGACGTCGGTCTTGTCAGTGTGCTTGGTAGCCATAGGTAATCACCCCTTTACAGGTAGTCGTAGAACTTCGGACGGAGAACGTCGGCGTGGATGATGCGCACGGGCTCATCGGTCACGACGACGATTTCGAGCAGGCGCGCGGTGTAGTCGGCACCGATGACGAGCTGGCGGATCTCGCCGTGGTACTCCTGCTCGATCACGCGGATCGCGTTGGCGACCGCGTGCAGCATGGCGTCGTCGCTGATGCCGTGCTTGCGGGCGCTCGGTTCGATCTGCATACGTAAAGGATACGTTTACACGCCTCGCGTGTCAAGTGTTCGTTTACACGATAGTGGCTGCTGACACCTCACCTTGTCTGTTGGGGTAACCACACTCGCTACGTGCCCAACACCACCCCGAGGCCACCCAAGTCGACCACGCAAAAGGGTCTCGGCTGGGATCACCAGCTGCACCGAGATCGCCTGCTACTCAGGCACGTTGACGGCACCTTGTGCTGGTGGTGCGGCCGCAAGATGTTCCGCGAGCCCACGCGGAACTGGGACGGCAAACCACTCAACGCCGAGCACAGCAAGAGCCGCTCCCTGCACGGCACCACCGGCAATCACGCCGACCGTCTCATGCACGACACCTGCAACAAGCAACGAGGAGATGGCACCCGCGATGACCAACGACCCGCACTCGACCCAACCCGACAGGCCGCACTCGACGCCCACGCCGAAACCCGAGACGTCCTCGGCGATCTCGTCTACTTCGCCTGGCCCCCCTGAGCCGCGGCGGGTGCGTCGGCTCGGGCCGGATGAGCGCAACGCGATCTGGCAGTGCGACGGCCCGGTATGGCGGGCGTTCTACGCGTGGTTCGGGCAGGACGCCGGTGGCTGGCACTACATCGCCGCCGATCGGGCCCACTGGATACAGACCACCGCTGGTGTGCGCGACGTCGACGCTGCCACGATCACCAGCGACCCGACCAAGGACCTGCGCCTATTCCAGTTCGACGAACTGGTGCGCCTCGGTGAACCGGCCTACCTGTTCGACCAGAACGGCAAGGCGGTGCCACTGCCGCGCCACCTGGCCAGGAGCTACCAGTGACCGCCCCCAACGCAACAACGCCGTTCCCGTGGTCCGAGCTCTACCGGCCACCCACACGCGACGAGGCCCTCGCGATGACCGCACGAGGTCTCGCCGGCCCGTGGCCCGGCCCGAACCGCCTGGCGCTCGCAGTGATCCTCGCCGACAACCTGCTCCGGATCGCCGAGCGTGACGGCAACGCCTGGTGGGTCGACGCATGAGCACCACCGGTGAGCCGCTCTGCGACGTCTGGATTGACCACGACGGCCAGGCCCGCCCGCTCACCGAGCGCGGCCGCGACGTGCTCGCCGAGATCGAACACCACCAACACGCACCCACCCAGGAGGACCCGATGACCGCCACCATCGCCCGCACCGTGGTCTACCGCCACACCTGCGACTGCCCGAACACCAACCGCCAGCTGATGCCGGGTGAGGAGCCCGAGCACCGGTTCGACGTCGACGGCGAACCATTCCCGTGGCACATCACCGAGGACGGTGCCACGTTCCACCGAACCGAGAACGGGCTCTACCTCGTCGCGGTGCGCATCGTGCCGTTCCTGCGAGCCAACAACGCCCCCGTGCCGTTCTCGCATGACTGGCCGGTGCAAGCCGCGCCCAGCCTCGGCGACCGACCGTTCCCGTGGGCGATCACAGGCCCGCTCATCTACACGCTCGACGAGCGCGGGGAGCCCACGATCGAGCTCACGTTCGTCGCTGCCGACGTCGACACCGATGGCGAGATCTCCGTCGAGAAACCAACGCGCGAGGTCACCATCTGATGACGGTGTTCATCGTGACCGGGCCACCGTGCGCCGGCAAGACGACATGGGTGCGGGAGAACGCCGACCCAGCGGACGTGATCGTGGACATGGACGCTCTGGTCGCCGCGATGACCACCGCCGACGTCAGCCACACCGCACCGTCGTCCCTGATCTGGCGTACCGCGATGGCCGCCCGCGACGCCGCGGTCCGCAAGGTGCTCGACCGCCAAAGCCGCTACGTCGTCGAGAACATCAATGGCATCGAGACCGACCTCGACGCCTACGTGATCCACGCGGTGCCCAACCGCGACCAGGTCGACCGCTACATCGCCCAGGGCGCTCGCATCCTCGTCGTCGACCCCGGCCGCCGCACTGTCATCAACCGCGCCACCGAGGCCGGCCGAATCGACACCGTTCACAACGCGATCGTCGGCTGGTACCACGACCACGCGGCCTACATCGCCGATCGGGGGTGGCGCGTTGCCTGATCTACCCCGATTCGTCGACGCTGATGACCCCGACGCCTACATGGTCGGCTCAGGCCTGGTGCTCAAAGCCCAGTTCTCCCACCGCGTAACCATCACCTGCGCAGCCTGCAAGTCCACCCAGCTGCGCCTCAAGCTGCTCGCCGACACCCTGCTGTCCACCCAGGCCCGCAACCGCCTACTCACCGCCCACCTCGACCACCTCGGCTGGATACGCCTGCGCCCCAACGGGGCCGATATCTGCCCCGAGTGCGCAGCAACCAACACCGAGGTGTGCCCGCAGTGCATGCGCTACGGCGGTGGCCACACGAGCCTGTGCCCAACCCAACTACCGGGAGCCACAACATGACCACTCGTGACCCGCGTCGCGGCGCACCGCCCGAGCCTTGCAAGCACTGCGACGACCGAATCGCGATCGTGGCGTTCAGCCGCGATTACGTCCACATCGAGGGCGACCAGGCCGGCAAGCACAGATGCGCCGTCGAGCCCTATGGGTTCCACGCCGAGCCCGTCGGCACCGAGTGCAACGCGAGCCCAGCCAATCCCTGCAACGGCAGCCGCGGCATCGAGCCCGCGAGGAGCCAGGAAGACCGATGATCTTCGGCGGCGTCGGCCTTGGCATATGCAGCGCGTGCAACGCACCCGGCGCGTTCTGGTACCCGATCGACGTGCCCGACCTGCCCTGGCCGGGCGTGTGGCTATGCGACTCCTGCCAACACCCCGACGCAGCAGCCACGCGCGTCCAGGCCGACATTGAGGCCCGCCGTGCCCGCATCACCACCCCCACGGCCACTCGACACGGATACCAATGCGCAACACCGACATGCATCGACGACACCGGCCACCCCGACCACCACACCGACCAGCTCGGCCGCTCATGGCGCACATACACATGCCCACACGGGCTCAACGGCAACGTGTACTGCGTCCAATGCGACCGGTGCCTGTGCGAACAGTGCCGACGCTGATGCCCGGCTACAACGTGCATGCCGAGCTGAACACAGTGCGCCAGGCGGCCGCCGAGATAGCCCACCTGGTGGAGCAGGACCCCATAGCCATGTGCCCAACACTGGCCCAGTACACCGAGCGCCAATGGCACACCATCCTCGCCGGACTGCGCTACCCGAACGACGACGTCCGGCTGCTACGTGCCCTCGCTGAGGGGCAACGCCTGTGACCACCGCGGTGTCACCCTCAGTCCGACGTGACCTACACGACCGAGCAATGCACTGTTGCGAGGTATGCGGCAAGCACGGGGCCACCAACGCACACCACAGGGTGAACGCAAGCCAAGGCGGCAGAGGCACATTGGCCAATCTCATGCTGGTCTGCGGCTCGGGCACGACGGGCTGTCACGGTCGCATCACCGTCCATCCGAACTGGGCGAAAGCGAATGGCTACTCGATTCGGCCTGGCGTCGAGCCCAGCGACGTGCCCGTGCTGCGGTGGTCGCGCTACCTCGGCGCTCACGAGCCTGTGCTGCTCGACGACGAGGGCAACGTCGAGTGGACGGACCAGGAGGTGGGCGAACCGTGCCGCAGAGTAGGCCTCTGACCTGCAGGTTTGCCGTCGCCATGCCTCTGACCTGCGGCGACGCGGCGACCCCCCCACCCCCCGAAAAGTTCCGGGGGCGGGGGGGCCTGACTGCCGGCGCGGTAGTCAGTTTTTTTTTCGAGCCGACCCGGTTTTTCGTCCCAAGGGGGGTGGCCTAGTTGGCGGGCAGGTCCGGCGCGAGTAGTCCACCCGACGCGAAAACCGTTGCCGCGCAAGCGAAATCACCGGCCAAAAAGGTGGCGAAAACGGTTGCGCGAGGGCGTGTTTCGGCCACCAACGGGCGTGCAAGGGCAGCGAAGCGGTGGAAACCGACTGCTGGCGAGCATCTGAGGGCCGATCTGTGGCGCGATACGGACCCCGGCGGGATAAAGCTGCTCGTCGAGCAGGTCTGCCGAGTGGCCGATCGCCTCGAAACGCTCGACCGGATCAACCGCGGCGACGCTAACGCCCTGGCGACGCTCGACCTCGGCCGAATCTTGGCGCAGGAGACCCCGAGCGGTGATCGCAAGGCGTTCTATGTCGAGGTCTCGCTGACGTTGCGCGACACCGTCGGCGAGGAGCGCCAGCAGGCCAAGCTGTTCGCCTCGCTCCTGTCCGATATCGCCCGACAGCGCGCCGCGCTCCCACCTCCACCACCCGGCGAAGGTTCAGACGACGATGACGACGACCTCAACATCAGCTGACGCCGGCCAGCGCCGGACCCGAAAGAAACCGCAGGCCACCGAGCGCAAGGCCTCGTCCGGGCCGGGTAAAACAAGTAAAACCGCTGGTCGCGGTGCGCCGGCCAACCGCAACGACCAGACCGGGCCCCCGCCGTGGGTCGGCGACTGGCCGAGGCTCGACGGTCCGCAGGCACCGCGGTTCTACTGGGCCAACCCTGAGCGCGACGTCGCCGACGACACCGACTCAGTCAAGGCCGCGAAGTTCACCAGCCGCGTCACAGCCTCGCGGTGCTTGCCCTGGCAATGGGACGGCCTACGCGACGGCATGCTCCGCAACGCCGAGGGCCTATGGCTGCACCGGATTTGGTGCCTGGTCTGCACGAGGCAGCAGGGCAAGACGTGGATCATGGTCGCCCGGATTCTGTACGGCCTGTTCTACCTCGGCGAGACTGCCGTCTATTCGGCGCAGCGCGGGCAGACCGCCGATGCGGTGTTCGCGCGCGTGGTCTCGATCATCGAGAGCCGGCCGAGCCTGGCTGCCCGGCTCATCTCGAAAACCGGTGGCAAGCAAGGCCGCGGCGATATCACCGTGCGGGCCCGCAACGGCAAGATCGCCCACCTGCGGTGTGGTGTCCGCTCGACCGACCTCGGTCGTGGTCTCGATCAGATCGACCTGGTCGTGTTCGACGAGGCCTACAACCTCACCGAGGCCGAGGTCGCGGCACTCACCGGTGCGCAGATCGCCAGCCCGAACGCCCAGACGATCTACACCTCGACCGCGCCGGTGGCCTCGATTCACGCGTTCTGCTCGATATTCGCCGGTGTCCGCGAGCTCGGCCTCAAGGGCCACAAGAATCCCGAGAACGGTGATCCCGAGCTGCTTTTCAGCGAGTTCGCGGCACCCGACCCGCCGAAGGACGAACGCAAGCGCGCCGAGATGCGCCTCGACCGGGAGATGTGGCGGCTGGCGTCGCCGTCGCATGGTGTCATCTCGAAAGACCGCGATATCGACTCGATTCGCAAGGTGCTGTGCATCAACGCCGCGGGCATCGCACTGTGGGAGGCGGATTACCTCGGGTGGGGCGAATGGCCGGTAACCGAGACGAGCCGCGAGCCGATCATCCCGATTGAGGAGGTTTGGGTGCCGCTCAAACGCCTCGACGCCGTCCTGGCCGGGCAGATCGTGATCGCGGTGTCGCGCACCCAGGACAAGAAACGGTGGGCGTTCGCCGCCGGCCAGCGCACTATCCACGGCGAGGTAGCGCTCGAACTGGGCAAGTACGCCGAGATGAACATCGGCCAGGCCGCCCGCTACCTGCTGACGGTCATTCAGAAATTCGACCCGGTCGAGATCATCATCGAGGGCCACGATCCCGGCGTCGACCTAGTCCCCGTGATGCGCCGGCTCGGCTACGACCTGCGGGTCACCACGCTCAACGAGTTCTCGATCGCCTCGTCATCGTTCATCGACCACGCGTTTTCCGGCGATATCTGCCACACCGATCAGCCGATCATCACTGAGGGATTGGAGCAGGCCGCGATGCGCGAGCTGCCCCGCGGCGACCGTGTGATCGACACGAAAGAGGGCTCGGTCGCGCAGGTGGTGGCGTTCATGCTGGCGCTGTGGGGCGTGCTCGAATTTGCCGAAGAGGACACCCCGGCGGCGCTGCCGGTGGGCGCTGAGGGCGGTGACGTCGACGAATTGGCATCGGCCCACAGTGGTTACCTCGAACAATTCGAGGCGACAAGTAGCCACTTTGCGGATTGGGACCTGACAACCTAAGCACCGATGGGTGCGAATGACACGGTTGTAATTCAGCCGCGGGCGGTTACCGCTCGGCGGCTGGCCGGGCACTCCACTCCCGGATTGCGCCGGCCGACCAACACGGCGCGCGTCGAAACCGCGATGCCCCTTGGCGAGCGGGGCTACGTCAACGGATCGAACAGCAGTAACGCGTGGATCGCATGGGACCCGTTCGAGCAGGTGCCCCAACTGCAGTGGCCCGATGCCGTTTCGGTGTTCCTCGACATGGACAACGACGATTCGCGGGTCACGTCGCTGCTCGAATCGATTTCGCTGCCGATCCTGTCGGCAAAGTGGCGCATCGACCCGAACGGTGCGCCGGCCGCGGCGGTGCAGCTCATCTCACGGTGCCTGCGCGTACCGGTGATCGGTGAGGACGTCGTCGACGACGGTGGCCGCAGCAAGGGCCGGTTCTCGTTCCTGTCGCACCTGCGCGAGGTGGCCAGCCCGGTCCCCCAGTTCGGGCACGCGGTGTTCGAGCAGGTGTACCGCCGCGAGGCTGACGGCCGGGTGGTGCTGCGCAAGCTCGGGCCGCGGCCTCAGTGGACGATCCAGAATTTCAACGTCGCCCTCGACGGTGGCCTCGACTCGATCACTCAGTTCGCCCCGGCGGCAACGAAAAAGGTCGTGTACGGCATCAGCCCGCTCGACATTCCGATCAACCGGCTCGTGGTGTACTCCCGCAACAAGCGCCCCGGATTCTGGCAGGGACGATCGGTGCTGCGGTCGAGCTACAAGCATTGGCTGCTCAAGAACGAGCTGCTCCGCATCGAGGTCGCGGTGGCCAGGCGCAACGGCATGGGTGTGCCGGTCGGCACCGCCAGCAAGCCGAACGACCCGGCCGAGGTTCGGGCAATGCAGCGCATCGCCAGCGGATTCCGCGGCGGCCTGCACTCCGGCGTCGGCCTGGCCGCCGGCCAATCGCTCACGCTGCTCGGCGTGCAGGGCAACCTGCCCGATATCCGGGCCTCGATCGAGTACCACGACAAGGCCATCGCGCTGTCGGGGCTGGCGCATTTCCTCAACCTCGACAAGGGCGGCAGTTTCGCGCTCGCCTCGGTGCAAGAGCGGCCGTTCGTCCAGGCGCTCAACGCCGCGGCGCTGTCCTACGCCGAGATCGTGCAGGCCCACATCATCGAGGACCTGATCGATATCAATTTCGGGCCCGACACCCGGTGCCCGCGGATTGTGTTCTCGCCGATCGGTTCTCAGCAGGACGCCACCGCGGCGTCGCTCAAGATGCTCGTCGAGGCTGGCCTGCTGGCTCCCGACCTGCGAATCGAGCGCGCACTGCGCCAGCTGCTCGACCTGCCCGCCAAGCCCGACGATGACGACCCGGACGCCGAGCCGCCAGTCGACAAGCCCGCAGCGCTGCCGGCCGGGCCGTCGCAGTCCAGCGCGCCGGCCCCCGCCGACACCGAGCAGGAGGACAACAGCGATGGCTGACAGCAAGCGCCAGTGGTACAAGATCGTCGCCGCCAAGGCCGACGGCGAAAAGGACACCAAGCGCACGACGCTGCACATCTACGACGTGATCGGCGCGGACCTGTTTTTCGGTGGCGTCGACGTCAACGAGCTGGTGCACGAGATCGAGGCGCTCGACGACGACGCTGAGCTCGACGTGCGAATCAACAGCCCCGGCGGTGCCGCGTGGGACGGCCTCACGCTGGCCAACGCGATCATGCGGCATCCGGGCAAGACGACCACCCACGTCGATGGCCTGGCCGCCAGCGCGGCCTCGCTGATCGCGTTGGCCGGTGATGACGTCGTGATCAGCAAGTACGGCCAGATGATGCTGCACAACGCTCGAGGCGGTCTCTACAGCGCGACCGCCGAGGAGCTGATCGACGCCGGCAAGACACTGCAGAAGCTCAACGGCTCGATGGCCGAGTTCTACGCCGACCGCGCCGGTGGCGAGTCCACCGAGTGGGCGCGCGCCATGAAGCGCGAGACCTGGTATTCGGCCGAGGAGGCCAAGGCCGCCGGCCTCGCCACCGAGATCGACGAAAGCGGTAAGCGCGAGGAGGTCGAGGCCGCCGCAGCCGCATCGATCGCCAAGGCCTCCGCGATGTTCAAGTACCCCGGCCGCCAGGCCGCCCCGTCGCCGTCGGCGCGGGTAGAGGACGGGTCGACAGACCCCGCACCCAAGGAGGAGGCCAAAGTGCCTGCAATCAGCAAGAAGGTCGCCGAGCGCCTCGGGCTCGCGGAGGACGCGACCGAGGAGGACGTTCTCGCCAAGCTCGGCGAAATCGACACCGATGGTGGTGACGGTGACGGTGGCGCGGCCACCGGTGGCGACACCACGCCGACGGCCGACCAGGTCGACGCGGGCCAGGTCGCCGAGCTGGCTGCCGCAGCCGCCAAGCTCGGCCTGAGCGTGATCGATCCCGGCACGCTGGCCGAGATGCAGCGCAACTCGTCGCTGGGAGCAAAGGCGCACGCGCAGATGGAAACTCAGCGCATCACCGCCGCAGTCGACGCCGCGATCAGCCTCGGCAAGATCACCCCGGCCCGCAAAGAGCACTTCGTGTCGCTCATGCGGGCCGACGAGGTCGGGACCACGCAGCTGCTCGCCGGCATCCCGGCGTACACCGCGGTTCCGATGAACGAGCTCGGGCACGCCCTCGAACCGCAGGCATTCGCCGGTGGGGACCAGGGCGGCGACGTCACCGAGAGCCCCACGTACAAGGCGTGGTCGGTCGAGTAGCGGCTCACGCACTGGAATTCTGAGGAGGACACAGCACAATGCCCGGAACAGTTCAGGTCACCAAGGCCTCGGGGCCGCGGACATACACCCCGGCTCCCACCAAGACCGTGCGCGGCGGTCGCGGCGTCGAATTCGTCGCCAACGGCCGCATTCAGGAATGGGCTGCGGCCACGACTCGCGCGGCCGGCGTGGCGCTGACCGACGCGATCGCGCCGGAGGACGTCAACACCCAGGCCACCATCGTCAACGGCCGCCCGGTCGTCAACACCGTGGTGGCCCCGCAGACCGTCGCCGTGGCCTACGGCGGTGACGAGGTGCCGATGACGTACGCGGCCAACGCCAATCAGGGCGATCTGCTGGTCGCCGCGGCCGCGGGCACCGTGACCCCCGCGGGGTCCACCCCCGACGCCCGCACGATCGTCGGTCGCTGCACGCAGCCCGGCGGCGTCGTCGTTGCCACCAACCCCGTCGGCCTCGTCCGGCTCGGGATCTAGCGACCTCGGTCGAGACAAGGAGATAGAGAGCAATGCCCAAGACAGGAGTCGTGAGCATCTCGGACGGGCCACAGATCACCGTCGCCGACCTGATCGGGTCGCCGATGATGGTGCCCACCAAGATGAAAGAGCTGATGACGAACATCTTCATCAGCGAGAGCCTGCTGCGGAACGCCGGGGCCAACCCGTCGGGCCTCGTCGGCTACACCGAAGGCGACCCGACGTTCCTCGTCGGCGACGTCGAGGACGTGGCCGAGTTCGCGCAGATCCCCGTGACCTACGGGGAGATGGGCGTGCCGCGGGTGGCGGTCGCCAACAAGCGCGGCCTCGGCGTGCGCATCTCCCGCGAGATGCGTGACGAGAACCGCGTCGGCGCGGTCAACAAGCAGATGACCCAGCTGCGCAACACGTTCAAGCGTGCCGACGACCGCGCAATCCGGGCCCTGCTGCTGTCCAACGCGGTGCCGACCATGCCCGTCGACAACGCCTGGGACACCGCCAACGGCAACCCTCGGCTCGATTTCGCGCTGGGAATCAAGGAAATCACGTTCGCCACCCCCAGCGGCGACGTGGCCTCCGACGAGGAATGGGCCGGGTTCGAGCCGGACACCGTCGTCCTCAACCCCGGCATCCTGCCCGTCCTGCTGGACAACGAGAAGTTTCTCAAGGTCTACCAGGGCAACATCGCCGGTGACACCCCGCTGCTGACCGGCCAGCTGCCCGGAACGATCATGGGCCGCACCATCATCGGCTCGCTGTCGTTCCCCGAGGATCGGATTCTGATCTGCGAGCGTGGCACGCTCGGGTTCTACTCCGACACTCGGCCGCTGGAATTCACCGGCGTCTACCCCGAGGGCAACGGCCCCAACGGTGGGCCCACCGAGACCTGGCGCTCGGACATGACCCACAAGCGGGCGATGGCCCTCGACCAGCCGAAGGCCGCCCTGTGGCTGACGGGTCTGGTGACTCCGTGAGCGCGGCCAAGGCCGGCACCTACGTCCTGGCGGCCTCGGCGTTCTACCGCGTCGAGGGTGAGGGCGACGAGCGGGTGCGTCGCCGGTACAAGCGCGGCGACAAGGTCGTGCTGTCCAAGGCTGAGGCGGCCCGCCTCGCCGTGGCCAGCCGCCTCGCCCCTGCCGCGTTCGTCAAGGCCGGTGATGCCGAGAACGTCGAGCCCGGCGACGATCTCGCGACCGCACCGGAGGCCCCGGTGAACCGCGAGAGTGAGGCCAATCAGCTGCAGGCCGAGGCCAATACGGGACTCAACGAGCCGCCCGCTGGTCTCGACGAGAGCACCGCGATCCCCACCACCGACGGCGCACCCGATGGGCCGCCCACCGGTGATGGTCGGCCCGCCAAGAGCGCCACGGTCGAGGTCTGGAAGGCCTACGCCGTGCAGGTCGAGGCGGTCACCGAGGAGGAGGCCGGCAACCTCACCAAGGCGCAGCTGCAGGAGGCCGTCGCCCGCAAGGTCGGCGGATAGCCACCCAATAGGGGGTTCGCCCCCGCCCTGTGAAACGAGGAGCTCGACGAGTGGACCCCACCACGCCATTCCTGTCGGTCGACGAGTTCGCGGCGCTGATTGCGCCGCGGGTTCTGACGGCCGGCGAGCGTGCACTCGTCGGGCTCCTCGTGCAGGCCGCGGCCGACTGGATTCGCGACCCGGAACGTCGGCCCGGCCTGTCTGGAAACGACCCGCTCGTCACCCAGGCCAAGCTCATCACCTACGACGTCGTCTCGTCGGTCCTGTCCCCCGCCGGTCTCGACGACCCGCGTGTGCGCCAGGTGATGACGCAGACCGACAGTCGCACCACCTCGATCACCTACGCCGAGGCGGCCAAGCTCCTCGAATTCGACGACCGGCACCTCATGGCCCTGGGCCTGTCCACTTCCGCACTGCCACAGGCGTTCTACGGAACCGACCACACCGGCGAATACGGTGGACCCGGCGCGTTCGTCGATGCGTTCTCCGATCCCGGCCCGAGGCAGTGGTAAATCATGCTGTCCGCCGGCCAACTACTTTCCACCCTCGGCCCCGACACCGTCGAGCTGATCATCCGCGAGCCCGCCGATCCCCCAGCTCTCGACGCGTGGGGCCGACCCGCGATGACTGAGCGCGCCGTGACCAAGAGCGGCGCGTCCTGGCAAGTCACCGGCGGCACTGAGGAACTCGGCGGGGCCACCATCGCCACGTTGGAGGCGCGCGGCGCGCTCCCGGTCGACGCCGACACCGAGGCGCTGCAGTCGACCGATGCGGTGCGCCACGGCGGCCGACTGTTCGAGCTCACCACACCAGGCGTCACGCACTACGACGATTTCAGTCGAGCCAGCCACGTGCGCGTGTTCGGACGGTGGGCGGCCGACGTCAGCCTCGGCGAGCAGGTCATCGTGGTGCCCGCCGGTGCGCGCCACGACGGCATCGTTGACCCCGACGGCGACCCGGTCCCGCTCACCGCGCGGGCCGTCGTGCCCGGTGATGCGCGAATCAAATTCGGTTCTGCCGAGGCCGCTCTCGCGGTCGACTACACCGTGGTGCTCGACCTCGATGCGCCGATCAGCGACGGAGACTGGCTGATCGTTCGGGGCCGCGAGTGCCGTGCTCTGGTCAAACGGCAAGAGTCCCAATGGGTCGAGCGTCGCCAGCTGGTGGTGCTCGCCGAGTTCCGAGGGGGTGCACGCAGCTGATGGCTCGACGCAACATGAAACCCGGTTTTCACCGCGACGCCAAGGCGATCGGTCGTATCGCCAAGACCGACAAGGGACTCAAGGCGTTTATCCACAACACCGCCGAGCAGGGTGCCGACCGTGCCGGTGGCCACGTCGAGGACTACGTCACCGACCGCTCGGTGTCTGCCGTGGTGGTCGGCGCTGAGGATCAGGCCAAGGACGGCAAAGCGACCAAGGCGGCCGGCGAGCTCGGATGGCCCATCCGATGAGAGTCCACGCCGATCCGGTACCCGCTGTAATCACCTCGCTGCGGGCCTTTTTCATGCTTCCGTCGCAGGTGGCCGAGTTCGGGGCGGCGTGCCGCGTCGAGGACGCCGAGGACGGGATACCTGATAACTGGTCACTACGAACCGACCCGCCCCTGATCACCGTGAGCGATGACGGGGGGCCCGTGCAATATCCCATCAAACGCGACCCAACCATTCGGATTCTCGTGCGCGCTCGCGGTTCTCGACTCGCGAAGAGAGTCGCTGCTATTGCAGACGGCTATCTTCGCGCGCACCTACCCGATGGAATGGCAACTATCCGGCGCGGTGGCTCGGCGTTCGTGGCAACACGGGACTCGGACACGGGTGCAGACCTGGCCTCGTTCACCTTGCCGGCGGTTGTCCCGATGATCGACTACTAGACAGGAGCAACGCCAATGGCCGGCAATCCAGCAAATGTTTCCTCGCGGCTGTTCGCCGAGGCTGACGTCCTCATTTTCCAGGGGGCGACGCTGCTCGCCACCGATATCCCCGCGTCGGTGACCGACCCGTTCGTGACCACGACCGGCAAGTGGGAGTTCCTCGGGTTGCTCGTCGGCGATGCCGGTATCGAGCAGAGCCGCCAGTGGGACAGCACCGACATTCCCGCGTGGGGCTACGGCACGATCATCGTTGCCGACAAGGATTTTTCGCACACCACCAAGGTGTCCGCATTGGAGGACAACCCGACGGTGCAGGAGATCCTGTGGCCCGGCTCGACCGACACCACCATCGTGGTGCCCCACGCGCTGCACGCGTACATGGCTGTCGAGAAGCGCACCGCCGCAGGCAACGTGAACCGGCTGATCTCCAAGATGCCGGCGCGGTTCTGGTGCGAAACCGTCTCCGACAACGAGGGCGGCGCGCAGCCGCGCGAGATCGAGGCGCGCATCTTCCCGAACTCGGCCAAGGAGCTGTACCAGGCTCAAAAGGCCGCCTGACCGGCGCATTACGAGAATCTCGTAGCGAAAACGTAAAGGAGACAAGCGGTGCAGACAGTCAAGGCAATCAAGGCTCTACCCGGACGGCAAGAGGGCGCGGTCTTCTCGGTCGACGAGGCCTCAGCGAAGGTGCTCAAGGAACGCGGCGACGTCGAATTCGTCGAGGACGATGCCAAATCGGGTGGCCTGTTCGTCCGTTCGACGACACGCTCCGGCGCGGTAACGCAGGTCGCCGAGGCCGACTACCCCGAGCAGATCGTGGGTGAGCCGGCCGAGGGCCAGACCGGTGACCGGGGCGAGGTCGTCGACGCGGCCACCGGTGAGCCGATCGCCGAGTTGAGCCAGCCGAACAAGGCGTCGAACAAGGCCGACCTCGTCGCGTATGCCGCGCGCCAGGGCCTGGCCGACGAGACCGGCAACGTCTACAGCGAGGCCGAACTCGAATCGCTGAGCAAGCCCGAGCTCGTCGCCAAGCTCGGACTGTAGGGCACGTGCCGAGTGATGCGGCTCGGCTAGAGGCGATCGGCGCTACCGAGGCAGACGTTGCGTTCGGTGGTCGAAAGATCGTGGTGCCGTTGGCGCTCGAACGTTGGCCGCTTCAACTCATCCGTGAGGCGCGATGGGTTGAAGCGGTCGACGTGCTTCTGGCCGGGCAATCGATCGGTATCCCCGACCCGGTCATCGATGACTACCGCAACATGTCCGAGCTGATGGCCCGCGCGGTCGGTGTGGGCCGGCTGCCGGAAACCCCACCGGCCCCCGATCAGTGGTTCGGTGGCGTGCCCACGCTGTTGCGGCTGCTCGACCACTACGAGGAGGACGTCGAGCTCGACCTGCGCCGCGTGGGCGTCGACTACCTCGACCGGTTCCGCGGCACGCTCACGCTGCGGCAGGTGTGGGTGTGTGTCCGCAGATCTCAGCCGACGTCGGCAATCGCATTGGCCGACAACGACGGCCGCCACGTGTGGACCGAGCCTGACTACATCGCGGCCAGCGTCTACCAGGCGCTCACCGGTGAGATCTATCCGGGCCGGCCGCTCAAGCCCGAGGAGCGCACCAAGGCGCTCGAAGCTATGCGGGCAAAAGCCGAGCATGTCGATAAATTGCGGGAGAGGCAGGCACATTACGCGCCACCGGCTACACCGGTGACCGCTCCGGGCCTACCCGCAGCGATGCAGGAAGCGATTGCCAACCGAGAGAAAGAACTAGGAGCGACCCCCGATGGCTAAGCCCAACACCGCAGTTCAGGCAGTCCCCGACTCCGACGATGAGGCACCCGAGGACCTCAACGCCGCTGTGGTCACCCTCGAATGGAAAGACCAGACGTTCACCCTGCCCAAGCGCCGCGGCCGCTGGCCCACCCGTGCGGCCCGCGAATTCGCCAGGGAGAACTACCTTGAGGCGATCATCGCCCTCATCGGCGAAGAGGCATACCAGCGACTCGAGGAGCTCTGCCCGGTCGTCGACGACATGAACGAGTTCGCCGACTATGCCGGCGCAACGATCAACCGCGAGTGCATCGCGTAAACCGCCGCATGTGACATTCCCGCGGAAATGTTTCCGGCGAATGTCACACCCCCGCTCAATTCCCTGATCACCCACCACTCTTCACCTCACTCGACCCGGCATCACCCACGAGAACAGGCACGCGCGCATACGTTGGGCGGTGACTGGTGGCGATCGACGAGGTCGGCTATTACGCGTTGCCGGTCATCCCCTCATTCCAGGGGATGGACCGCCAGGTCAATTCGCAGATGCGAAAGACGTTCGGCGGGTTCGGCAAGTCGCTCGGCAAGGATCTCGGCGACAACATCGGCCAGGGTCTCAAGTCCAGCGCCTCGGCTGTGCAATCGGCCGCCAAGGCACACACCCAGGCGTTGGACAAGGTCGCCGACGCGACCGGCAAGGTCCGTTCGGAGCAGGCCAAGCTCGACGCGGCCCGCAGCAACGCCGCATCTCGCGCGCAGGCCGTAGGTACCGCCGAGCGCCGGCTCGCCGAGCTGCGCAAGAACAGCAACGCGACCACGAATCAGCTTGCCACCGCTGAGAAACAGGCGTCGGCCGCGCGCGAGCGAGCCCGCAACGCCGCGGCGCAGGTAACCACCATCGAGCAGCGCGTCGCGTCTAACCGGCGCGCTGAGGCAGCCGCCACCCGCGAAGCGCAGGCCGCCGAGCGCGAGCTCGCCGATGCACGCAGACGCACCAACGCTGCAGGCGGTGGCCGGGGCGGCCTGTTCAGCGGGTTCCGAACCTCGATGCAGACCGAGGGCTCGGGCCTGGCGTCGATGGCAGGCGGGATCGGCGGCAAGATCGGCGGGGCGTTCATGGGGGCGCTGGCCGGGGTGGTCAGCGTCGCTGCGGTCGCCTCGATATTCAAGAGCGCCCTCGACACCGGTATCGATTTCGAGCGCACCGTCAACGCGTTCTCGGGTGTCACCGCGCAGCTCGGCGACACCGCCGAGACGAACACCCTGCGAATGCAGAAGATGCGCGACGCGGCCCGCGCGCTCGGCGCAGACACTCAGCTGGCCGGCGTCTCGGCCCGTGATGCCGGAAACGCCATGCTGGAATTGGCCAAAGGCGGCATGACCGCCGATCAGGCGATGGCCGCCGCGCGCGGCACGCTGCAGCTGGCCACGGCGGGCCAGATCGACGCCGCCGAGGCCGCCAAGATCCAATCCGCGGCGATCAACACGTTCTCGCTCAAGGCAACCGACGCAACGCACGTCGCCGACCTGCTCGCTGCCGCGGCGAACGCCAGCTCGGCCGACGTCAGCGATCTCGGCCTCGCCTTGCAGCAGGGCGGTTCGGTGGCCGCCGGGTTCGGCGTCTCGATCGAGGACACGCTCACCGCGCTGACGATGTTCTCCCGCATGGGCATCAACGGCTCTGACGCGGGCACCATGCTCAAGACGTCAATGCTGGCGATCACCGACCAGGGCAATCCCGCACAGGCAGCGATCGAGCAACTCGGCCTCAAGCTCTACGACGCAAACCAGCAGTTCGTTGGCGTCGAGTCGATGATGAAACAGGTCGCCGAGGCCTCGAAACGCATGAGCCAGGAGGAATTCCAGGCGGCCACCGCGGTCCTGTTCGGCTCCGATGCGATGCGGGCCAGCATGGTTGCCGCCAAGGGCGGCGCTCAAGCGTGGGACGACGCAGCCGCCGCAGTTCGCCGCCAGGGCGCGGCCGCCGACATGGCCGGCGCGCAGATGCAGGGACTACCCGGCGTCGTCGAGGCCCTGTCGAACTCGTGGGAGGCGTTCAAGCTCAAGCTGTTCGACGTCATCGACGGCCCGCTCATCACGATCGGCAACTGGTTTACCAACCTGATCAGCGGCGAGGGCACCGGGCCGCTGCAGCAGTACGCCGAGAATTTCAAGTCGGTGTTCGCCAGCATCGGCGAATCGATCGGGCCGGCCAAGGAAATGCTGGGTTCGCTCGGAGATGCGTTCCGCCAGTACGTCATGCCCGCGATCACCGAGTATCAGGACAAGCTCAAGGGCCCGCTGTCCGACCTCGGCCGCCAGGTCGGTGCGACGTTCCGCGAGTCGCTGCCGATCCTCAAGGCAGTCGGCATGGTGCTCGGCGGGCTGCTGGTCGGCGCGATCAAGGTCGTCTCCGTCACGGTCCCGATCATGATCCGGGCGTTCACCGTCGGACAGGCCGTGGCGCAACGCGTGTTTCAGGCGATCAAGATTGGCGCGACGATCCTGGTCGAGGTCGCCAAGGTGATCGGCACGGTGTTCGTCGGCGCATGGAACCTCGCCAAGTCCGCGATATCGGCAGCGTGGTCGGTGATCTCGCCGGTGTTCGACGCGATCAAGGGGGCGTTCTCCGCACTCGGCCAGGCGGCCGGCTACGTGTTCGACACCGTCCTCGTTCCGATGTGGCACAACTTTGAGCTGGCCGCCAGCGGCGCGGCCGCGGTGCTCTCCCCGATCTGGGACGGCATCAAGGCGGGGTTCTCGGCGATCGGCGACGCCGCAACCTGGCTGTGGAAAAACGCGATCGTGCCGACCTGGGAAGGCATCAAGGCCGCCATGTCGGCCGGATGGTCGGCGATCTCACCGATATTCGAGAACCTCAAGAACGCATTCAAGAGCGTCTCCGATTTCGTATCTACCGCGTGGTCCGGGCTGGGCAACATCGTCAAGGCCGCGCTCGACGCGGTGATCAACGCAGTCAAGGCCCCGCTGCGCTGGCTCGGCGGTGTCCTGCAGCGGGTTCCGCTGTCCATCGGCCCGGTGGAGATCCCCGGCGCTCAGGCCGCCAAGGACCTCGGCAACTCGCTGGCCGGCCTGGCCGCCGGTGGCGTGGCGGGCCGTACACCCAAGGGCCTGCTCTGGGGCCCTGGGACCGGCACCAGCGACTCAATCATCGGCGTGGACACCAAGGGCCGCCCGACCGCGCTCGTGTCGGCTGGCGAGGGCGTGGTGACCGCGAAAGCGATGAACAAGGGCGGGGCCCCCGTGGTCGCCGCGCTCAACGCGGGATGGGTGCCCAGCCCCGAGCTGCTGCACGCGATGATCCCCGGCTACCGCACCGGCGGCGTGGTCGACGGACCCGATGTGCGTGCGGCCATGTCGATGGCCGGCACCGCCTACAGCCAGGGCAACCGCACCGACTGCTCGGGCATGGTCGCCCGCGTCATCCTCAAGGCCCTCGGCATGGAGAACAGCGGCGGCCTGATGTCCACCAAGAACGCCGAGCAGTGGCTGAGCAAGCTCGGTTTCCGCACGGGCACCGGCGGGCCCGGAGCGATCACCGTCGGATGGTACGACCGCGGCCCGGCTCCCAACGACGGCCACATGGCGATGACGCTGAGCAACGGTCAGAACGCCGAGGCCGGTGGCGGCAACGGTGTTTTCACCATCGGCGCAGACGCCAAGGGCGGCGACGACCCGAGTTTCGACCAACACATGTACCTGCCGATCGAGAACCTCTACGGCGAGGGCTCAAGCTCGGGCGGCAGCTTCGGCGGTCTCGGTGGCAGCTACGGCAGCGTCGGGGGCGGCCTGGCCGATGCGGGCGGCAGCTACGGCTACGAGCCGGCCACGCCGAAACAGTTGCGCGAGGCCGAGGATCGGGTCTCTGACCGCGAGCGCACCGTCGTCGAAAAGCAGGCCCTCGTCGACGAGCGGCAGCGCAAGCTCGACAGCGCCAAACCGGCTCAGCGAGATTCGATGCAGCGGCAGCTCGACAACGCCAAAGACGATCTCATGCGGGCCGAGCGCGAGCGCGACCAGGCCAAAGACGATCTGGCCGAGACGCGCCGCGGCAAGCCCCGCAAGGGCGGCTCCGGCGGCCAGGACAGCGGCGACAGCCAGCTCGGCGAGCTCGGCTCGATCGGCTCCCAGTTCCTCAAGGACACATTCGGTCTCGGCGATCTGTTCCCCGACCCGAGCCAGCTCGGCATCGTCAAGCTCGCGCAGTCATTGCTGGGCATCAAGTACACCCCGCAGGGCAAGGGGTTCCCGTGGCAAACCGGTTACGCCAACGGTGACGGCACCCCGTGGTCGGGCTCCCCGGCCAGCCCGCTCGACGACCTGTTCGGCGGTGGTGGCGGTGGCGGTGGTGGGGGCGGTCAGCTGCCGCTGGGACTGATCCCCGGCGTCTCCTCGGTGCTGCCCGATCTGGGCATGCCCGGCGCACAGCCGCAACAGCACCAGGGCAACGGGGCAGCGCCCGGCCCGGTCGACCAGAGCATGCACGTCACGGTGAACAACCCGCAGGGCACACCCGAGGCGAATGAGCAGCGCATCCGCCGGACCCTGCTCAACACACCGCGCTACGGCACCTACACCGCCAATCCGGGGGTGATGGGCTCGTGACCACCGTCGAGATGCCGCCGGCCATCAGCGGCCAGCGCAGGGTCGTGCAGTGGTCGGAGTTGTCCGAGGCCGCACGCGCCGAGGGTGTTTCGTGCGCGTGGATCGGCTCGGACGGCCGCTACTGGCCGCTGACGGGCACGATGGCCGGCACCGAGGGCGCGTTCGTCACCGGCGCGATCGACGGCATGGTGCACGTGCCGTTCGAGGGTGTGTGGACCACACCGGCATACGGGCCGCCGAAGTTCGAGCGCACCGTCGACGGCCGCCGCGAGATCTCGTTCACCCTCGGGCTCATGTCGAGCACCCGGCTCGGCTGGTACGACACCGAGGCCCGGTTCTGGGCGGGCTGCCGCAAGGACGCCACCGGCTATTTCTCGGTCACCACACGCCGCCACGGCCAGCTGTGGATACCGATGCAGCTGCTCGAAGCGCCCAAGTGCGCACTGCCCGACGACCCCGCCTACCAACGGGTCTCGCTGCACGAGGTGATCCTGGCCGCTGACGGTGAGCCGCGGTGGCGACGCCCGGACGCCTCCCCGGCCCCGTTCGTGCGCCCGGCCGGCGGCCCCAACGTCGGCAAGATCCGCATCGCCAACCGCGGCACCGAACCGTCCTGGCCGATCTTCTTTATCTCGGCACCAGGCAAGGTGTGGCTCCCGGACGGGCCCAACGCGTTCACCAGCGGCGAGCGCAACCCCCTCGACGACTGGCCGCGCATCGGCAACCTGTTCGGCATCCCGTTCGTCGACGAGATCCTCGGCACGTTCACCCGCAACCGCGACGCGAACATGATCGAGATCCCCGAGCTCGAACCGGGCGAGCACGCGATCATCGACACCGATCCGACCCACCGCATCGCGATCACCACCAAGGACCCCGTCGACAACCTGCTCAAGAAATTCATCCGCAAGAGCGAGCTGCTCGACTGGCTGGTGGGCGAGTACGGCGATAGCGGATTGCCTCTGCTGCAACGGTTCAAGGGCCAGGGATTCTCGGTGCCGATCCCGCCCAAGAGCGTGGCCACGCTGCCGGTCGTGCACGAGCAGGCCGGCGGCAAGATCTGGTGCCAGCTGCCGCAGCGATTCGAGAGCGCGCTCGCATGACCGCGATACTCGACCGTTTCGTCTCCGCGATCGGCGGGGCGCTCGACCCGCGCACCGAGGCCGGCGAGTTCTCCCCCGAGCTGCGGATGCACCTGCTAGAGCGCCGGTTCGCCTACATGAATCGGCGCACCAAGGCCCCGCTCATTCGGGTGTGGGACAAGGAATTCAACTTCATCGCCCGCGTCGAAAACCTCGACAAGTGGGATTGGGAGGAGCTCGCCGCCGACGACGGCGAGGCGCACATCACGTTCTCGGGCAAGGACATGGAGTGGTTGCGCGAGATCCTCACCTACCAGATCGGTGACGACGAGGACATTCACCTCACCATCGACCCGGACCCCGACAAGCCGCACGACTGGCGCATGCGTTGGGGCGGCAAGGTCGTCACGATCGAGGGCGAGGACAACCCCGGCGAAGCGTCCGTCACGACGCTGAACTGCATCTCAAATCGGCGGCACCTCAAGGGAATTTACCTGGCTGCCAACCCCATCACCCCGATGGAGGTGCAGCTGCCGAAGATGTTCCTGTGGGGTGGCCCGACCGCCTCGACGTGCGCGATCAGCACTTTCATCAACTGTTTCCGGCTGTTCTCGCTCAACGGGTTCTACCCGATCCCGCGCAACCTGTTCGCCCCGGAGACCTGGCTGCAGAACATCTCACCGCTGAACTGGCCGGTGCAGGTGATGCCGATCAACCCGCTTCTCGACCAGTCGCGTTGGTGCACGATCGGTTCCCGGTGGAAAGACGCGCACACCGTGCTGTCACCACCGATGAAGGACGCCAAGGTAATTTGCCGCGCCTACACGTGGCTGCCCGGAGATCCCGCCCCCTACACCATGTTCGGTGCAGAGCTGGCCGAGCTGCTCAAGCCGACGCGGGCGTGCGTGATCCTGTCGTTCGAGAACGTCAGCGGGGTCACGGGCCCGACGGGCACCCTCGTCGACGGTGCGCTCAACCTGTTCGCGGCGACGCTCGATGACCTGATCACCGAGACGTTCATCCCGATCGACAGCGACCGTGACGGCGAGACCGACCCGCTGATTCGCAAGCTGCTGCTGGTTGCGCCGAAACCGACTCCGTTCGTTTATCGAGACGTCGGCTACGGCAATGTTCGCAAATCGAAATTCGTCATTCATAAACAGCAAGCCACCGACATTATTGTCGGCGGTAAATCGCCTCAATGGGTAAATCAGGCAATTACATTTGCGATCAGATACGGCATATCGCAGCTGGCCCAGGTCGTTTTGGGCCAGGAGGCATATGGCGTCGAGGGCCTCGACAACCTTTATCAGGGCCAGCTCGATGACGTGTTTATTGCTTTCCAGCGATATGTAAATCCGCTGCGTTCTAGCAAAGCGGGTAGTTACGCATTCCGCGAGTATTTCCACCAGGGTCACGGCTCGGCGTACACCGTGAACGCGATCCAGGACCTCGCGGCCGGCGACGCCGCGATGAAGGCCTACCGCTCGCAAAAGTTCGACGTGGGCGATGGCCAGCCCTACATCTTGGGTGAGGACTACTGGCTCGGCGATCGGGTGGCCGCCGAGATCCGCGGCGTCACCTACACCGAGAACGTCTGGGCGATCCGCGCCGAGGGCTCGCGCACCAGCGTGGGCCGGCCGTTGATCAGCTTCGGCGACGACACCCGTGAGGAGGACCCGGTCGCACGCGGGTTCCGAACCATGAGCAATATCGCCAATTTCGCCGCCCTGCTCGCCGGGTCGGGCGATCTGTTCTAGGAGGTCAACAACTTTGAGCAAGGCCGCGCGGCTACGCCGCAAGAAAACCCGAGGCAAGCTGGTATTTCCCGGCTTCCCGTACGAGCGCGAGTTCACCCAGGCCGAGCTCGACGTGATATTCGAGCGGTGGGACCGATACAAGGAATCGCTCAGAGATGCGGTGGGCCCGCAGGGGTGGGGCCTCGGCGTGCCCGAGGACCTGTTGCAGCAGTTGGCGTTACACCAGGCGCTCTGCGACGCGGGCGGCGACCCGAACTATCCGCCGTTCGACCCGGCAACCGGCCGCGGTGCGTTCATCCGGCCTGTGCGCAACCCCGATGGCCTGCACATCGACTCCATCAAGTGGGTGCTCACCAAGCACGACAAGCCCGGCGACCGTACGCGAGACGCCAAGGCCGAGGCCAAGGCTCGCATCAAGGCGATGCAGGAAAACGCTATGCGCGGAGTCAGTGACGAGGTGCGCGAAGCTATGACCGAAATGTTCGCGGCCGGCACCGAGTGGGCCGAGGAGCAAAAGACACCCGCGGTGGACCCCGAACCGTGGACCGAGAAGCTCGATCGAGAGAGGAGCCAGTCGTGACGGCCCCAACGCTGAGCGTCATTCCCACCGAGCCGCTGTTCGTCGGCGAGCGGTTCATCCGGGTGTTGTTCTACATCGCGCCACGCAATCCCGGTGACCCGCAAACGATTGTCGGCACGTTCACCCTGATGCCCGGCGAGGACAACATCGTGCTCGACGCGATCAAGGGCGACAAGGGCGACAAGGGCGACCCCTCGCCGTTCTGGCGGCCCGAGTGGAACTCGACGGTCACCACCGTCGGCGATCTGCCGCCGAGCTCGGGGCCCGGCGCGCTCGGTCCTGGTGATGCCGGCCGCGCCTGGTACATCGACGGCTACTGGCACATCTGGACCGGTACCGGCTACCGGGTGATCCTCGGCGCGATCCCCGGACCGCCAGGGCCCACACCGGATATGTCGTTCGTGTTCCGCGGTGTGGAGCCCCCCGCGGGCGGAATCACCTACCCGCTCACGCTCAACGTGGCCGAGGGCGGCACAACGCTCGAGCCGGTTTTCACCGTCGACGTTCCGCTCATCGAGGGACCACAGGGACCCTCGACGACGATGCTCGGCGCGCCCGACGTCTACGGCCCGTTCCAAGAGGGCCAGACGATCGCCTACTCGGCAACCGCGGGCGGTGTCGGGCACCCCGGTTTCCGGCCGTCGGACAGCTCACCGTGGGCGGCCAAGCTGTTCTCTGTGCCCGAGAGCGCATTCGGGCCGTCACAGACATTCGGGCAGACCTACAACCTGATCAACACGCTGATCGTGCCGCCCCAGGACCTCGCCTACTACCCGTCGTTCAGAGGCCACATGCGGTGGAAGCGAAGCGGATTGTTCAACACCGCCCAGGTCGAGGTGCAGGTGCGTGCCCTGCCGCAGGGCTCGGCGAATGCGCCTGAGACCGGCCAATTGGTCGCGCGAGCGCTCTACGACCCGTCCACTCTCGACGCCGAGACGATCGCCCACGTCAACGAACACTGGTCGGACGCCAGCGATCCGAGCCGTGCGGTGGCCCCCGACAGTGCGACGGGCCGCGTGCCGGCCGGCCAGGCGATGGTCTATTACACGCTGCTGGTCAAGATCGGCGGCTCAGGCTCCATCGCATACAACGTCTCGGGGTCACACCTCGACGTGAAACTGTTCCCGGTGAGCTGAGAGGGGCCTTGGCGTGACCGTGGTGACACGCCGAGGGCAATACGCACTCGGCGACGCGAATCTGGCTCGCGGGGCCGGGGAAACATCGCTGAACAGCCCCAACCGATCCAACTTGGATTGGCAATCGAGCCTGGCCGAGACCGCCCAGGATGCGGGCGACAAGATCCGCGGCGTGATCGAGGGCGTCCTCGACGGGGCTGTTCAGGAGATCTACGACCTCACCGGTATCGATCTGTCATCGATCGTGAACCTGCTCAACCAGCTGCTCACCTCGCCGCTGGAAAACCTCGGCTCGGTCGGCCTGGGCGACATTCTCGGCGTGCTCGGGCAATTCCTGCCGTTCCTGCCGGGGGCCGATCCCGGCTCGTTCGACCCGGCCGCTGCCGCAACGATGTTCATCACCAGCATCCTCAATCCCACGGGCCTGCTGGCGAACTGGCCGCAGCTGTACCAGGTGATCACCGGTGCGGCCGGCGAACTCAACGAGCTCGGCGAGCTGTTCCAACAGGGCCTATTCGGGCAGATCAATCCTGGCCGCCTCGGCCAGATCTCGGCCGCTGCGATCGACAACCTCAACCCAGAGACGCTGGACAACCCCGGTTTCGATACCGACGCCTCGATCAAGGACAACGAGGAGGTCGAGTGGGACGGCACATTCGGCCGGACCCGGCCGGGGTCGATGAAGATCGTCGCGGACGGCACGACGCACACCTCGGTGTCGAATCCGCTTCGGGTGGTGCAGAGCCGAACGATCAACGTCGAGATCTGGACCTACTACGAGAACGTGGTCGCGAATCCGGGAACGACGCCGATCCGGCTGTCGGTGGCTGCATTCAACGCCCCCGTGGTCGAGGGCGGCCCACCGGTGTGGGTGGCTGACACCCTCATTCCCGCACCCTCGATCGCGTCCCCGGCCGGCAACTCGTCGGCAGTCGCGGGCAACGTCTCTGGCTGGGTGAAAATCCTGGGCTCCTACACGGTGCCCGCCGGTGTCGACCGGGTCGTCAACAAGGTGCAGGTCACCGAGGATTGCCTCAGCGGCACGGTGCATTTCGACGACGGCAGCCGCAAGCGCGCCGGCATGCTGCCCAAGGAATACGTCGAGGGCCTGCTCGCGGACCTGGCCGCGCATGCCGCCAAGATTCAGGCGACGCTCAACAAGGGCTGGGAGGCGCTGACCGGGCTCCCGGCGGCCGTCGACAAGACGGTTGATGACCTCAAGGCTGCGCTGCAGAACATTCCGCAGGCCAACGTCGCCGGCCTCGCCGCGGCGCTCGCCTCGGCCGGACAGGACATCCGCGACGCGATCGTGAACGCGATCACCGGCGGCAGCGGGACCGGGCACAGCACCGCCGACGTGATCGCGGCGCTACTGAACATTCCGCAACACCTCATCAACGGGCTTGAGGACGACCTGGCCGACGCGGGCGATGCCATCGCCGACGTGTGGGATGACGTGCGCGACGGGTGGAACAAGCTGGTCGGCGGGTATCGCCGCACCACCGTGACCGGGCAGACCAGCTCCGACGTCGAGGAGGTGATGATCTCGGTCGGTGCAGAGATCTTGGTCGCCCAGGAGTCCACGATCACCCTGGCCAACCAGCAGAACGCACCCAAAAACGTGCCGTTCTGGGTGTCGCCCAACCGATTTGAAGAGGTCTCATTCCCGCGGGCCCTACTGCAGCCGGTCGCCAGCTACAGCCTGAACGCGTCCACGAGCGCGAGCAACGGTCTGGGCGTGCTCGACGCCAACTGGAATGCCGAGGAACGCGACGCGGTCAAGGCACACACCCACCCGGTGACCGGCTCGCTGACGGTCTCCTACAGCAAGCCGCTTTTCACGATCCCCGCCGGCACGTTGGCGCTCACTGCGATCACGATGACTCAGGACCGGCTGATCAACGTCTCCCGGTTCCTCGCTGGTGGCGGCACACCACCGGCCACCGCGCTCTACGTCGGCATCTACTCGATCGACCCGATCACGGGCCTTCAGACGCTGGTCTACGACTACGGCGACCAGAAGGGCAACATCAGCACCGGGGTCGACCTCTACGAGACCGCGCTCAATCTGCCCAACGACATGCTCGCCGATGCCGGCGCGATGTTCGCACTCGGCATCCTGCCGGTCGGTGGCTCGTTCGCGGTCGCCGGGGTGCGTCGTCAACCCATCAGCACCGCGGCGGTCATCTACCCCAAATCAGCCACCGAGCTGGTATCTGGATTGAGCAGCTTGCCCGCGACCGTCGCCGACGCTGACATGAGTCACACCGCGACGCACCGCATCTGGGTCAGTCTCGGCCAGGCGGTGGAGTCGGTGCCCGAGGACAACAGCCCGGTCACGCTGACCATGACGTTCAACGTGGCCAACACGTCGAGCTGGTCGTCGCCGAGTTTCCAGCAGTACGGCAACGCGAGCAGCAATTTCACCGTCGACAATGGCCAGATCTACGGTGGCGGGCCGACCGTCTTGTTCGGCGACGTCACCTACTGGCGCTCGGGGCTGTGCCTTACCCCGGTGCACACCAACGACCACATGGCCGAGATCACCCTCGGAACCGGGTGGGATGACAACGCCTACGGATACTCGACCGACCGGGCCTATGTGCGATGCAACTCGTCCGGCACGTCGGGGGTCTGCCTGCACGTCGACGCAACCGGCGGCGTGGCGCGGGTGCGCATCGCCAACATCACGGACCTGGTCTCGATCGGAACCGTGCGCGCCACCGCGACCGGCATCCCTTACGCGGTGGGTGACCGGTTCAGCATCCGCGCAGTCGGAAACGTCTACACCGCATACCGCAACGACTCACCGATCCTCGACGGCAACGGCGACCCTGTGGCGTGGACCGACAGCGGCAACGTCGTGCCGATCGGCAAGGCCTGGCGGCGCACCGCGTTCGGGTCGGGATCGCGCTGCACCAACGGGTTCGCGCGGTACGTGCCGGCACACATCGACAGTTTCAAAGCTGCAGACCTGGCGGCCTGATGCCCTGGCAGCCCGAGCTCCCCCCGGACCCGCCGCAACGGATACCGGGGTGGTTCAGCGAGATCCAAACCGCGGAGCCCGATTACGTGCCGGGGTGGTTCGAGCAGCCCAATCGGTCGGTACGCATCAGCGCGGCCGGCACGCTCAACCTCAATGCGTCCGCACGCCTACCGGCTGATCTCGACCTTGCAGCGGCCGGCGCGCTCAACCTGGCCGCCAGCCAGATCGAGCCACGGGCCCTGTATCTGCTCGGCAGTACCGACCTGCTGATGGCCGCCAGCCAGATCGAACCTCGCGCGCTCAACCTCGCTGCGGCGGCGTCTCTGAGCCTGCCGGCCGCCGAGCGCTACCAGACCGCGCTGCAGCTGGCCGCCTCGGCAACGCTCAACCTGCCAGCCATCGCCCGCATGACCGCGACGCTCGGCCTCACCGCAGCGGCAACCCTGGGCCTGCCGGCGTATGAGCGTCAGCTGCGCGCCCTCAACCTCGCTGCCGCAGGGACGCTCACGCTCGCAGCGCTCGCCCGCATGGCCGCCGCGCTCAACCTGTCGGCCAACGCGACCCTGAGCATGACCGCCGGGTTCCCCGCGGTCGCACCGGTGCTCTCGCCGTTCACCGCGTCGGGCGACTACACGATCCCGTGGTGGTGCAACAAGATCGACGTCGTCGTTCTCGGTGGTGGCGGTGGCGCACTCAACGGCGGATTCACCAACGGCGCAGGCGGCAAGGCCGGCCAGTGGAACGCCATCACGCTCACCCGCGGTGTCAGCATCCCGTGGAATCAACTGCTGATTCCGTTCACGGTCGGCGCGGGCGGCACGCATGGCGCGCTGGCCGGCTCAGGCGGGGCCAGCTCGGCGGCCGGTATCAGCGGTGCGGGCGGGGCGGGTGGCGCAGCGTTCGGCGCACAGCCCGGCGAGAGCCCAGGCAATTACAGCTTCGGGGCCAACCCGACTCCGTACCCCGGCGGCCCAACCGCGAACAGCTCGACGATCCAGGTGCCGGGTGTTGGCGGCTACGGCGGCGGCCTGTTCGGGGCCGGCGCGATGGACGGTGGACGCGGGCAGGTGTGGTTCTACGCCTACCAGTGAGCAGCGCAACAAATCCGCAACGATGAAGGGACACTAGGACAATGGGACTCATCACCGCCCGCAAGCAGACTCTCGTGGACGCATGGAAGGGCTACGGCAATTTCTTCGGTGTATGCACCGGAGCGCCTGGTGATACCACCACCCCGGCCAACGAGGCTGCCTACACCTCGGGCAACCGAGTGGCCTCGACGTTCTCCTCGAACGCAGACGGCACGGTCGACGGCACCGCGGTCGTGCTCAACACGCCCGCCGGCACCTACACGCACGGCACGCAATGCTCGGCGGCCACCGGCGCGAATCAGATCGCCTGGGGGACATTGACGCCGAGCGTTGTGCTCAACGCCGCCGGTCAGGTCGTCATCACACCGAAATTGATCGTGACCTAGATGACCGCTCCCCTCGGCACCGAGGTCACCCTCGGGTTCGCGGTATGGCCCGCGTGGGTGGGCCTGTGCGAGGACGTGCTCGGTATGCCGGTCGAGCCGCTGGCCAACCTCGAATACCGGCGCGGGCAGATCTTCTGGCGTCAAGTCGATGGCCAGATCGTTGGGGCTGGCCGCGTTTTCGTGCCGGCGGGAATCCGGTTCGATCGCATCGTCTACGCGTACGCCCCGGCCGGTGACCCGTGCGGCTACGCGGCCCTGCCCGAGCCGTTGCTGTACCGCGAGGCGACGTTCGTCGATATCGACCCGATCACCAACGCTGAGCCGGTCTGACCTCAGCGCCTAGTTGCGCTGGCGCGTCGTGCAACTCGGCGTTCTCAGTCCTAACGTGAGCCGCGAACCGCCCATATGTTCGATCACGCGAGGACAGCGCCCATGAGCTTCACCTGGTTCGCCGACAAGCCTTTGCGCACCCGCGAGCAGGTCGCACGCGAGGTGCACGCGGTCTCTCTGGCACGTGGGCTCGACGAGCTCGCCACCGTCATCTGCCTCATGGCTGTCTCAACCGAGGTCGGCGCGGACGACGACGACGGCAACCGCCAGTGGTGGTGCCCGATCAACCGCAAGGACCCCACCAGCGTTCCGTACGAACACGATTCGGAAAGCAACGACGGATATTCCAGCGGCTACCTGCAGCAACAGCTATCCGGCCCCGGAATCACCCCGGCGTGGGGATGGGGCGGCTTATGGGGAGACCGCGAGGGCGGCCGCAAGCGCATGACGCTGGCCACCGCGGCCGACATGTTCCTGGCCGCGCTTCCCGACGACTACACGCGGGCCGCCGGAAACCCCGCACTGGCAGGCCAGTTCGCGCAACACGTGCAGGGCTCCAAGTTCCCCGACCGCTATCAGGGCAAGTGGGACGAGGCATGGACCGTGCTGCGCCGCGCCCTGGCCGATCAACCACCAACGACGACACCGGAGGTACCCGCAGTGGGATGGACAGGCGACCCGACCTGGCTTGAGGACGTGCTACGCCCGGCGCTCGGCGACCGACTGCGCACCCTGCCCGGTTGGCAGACCCGAGGGCACGGCGATTTCAAGGACATTCGCGGTGTCATGTGGCACCACACAGGCAACTCGAACGAGTCCGCCGAGAGCATCGCCAGGGGCCGCCCCGATCTGGCCGGCCCGCTGGCCAATATCCACATCGCCCCCAACGGCATCGTGACGATCGTCGCGCTCGGGGTGTGCTGGCACGCCGGGGAGGGCTCCTACCCGTGGCTGCCCACCAACAACGCGAACTGGCACATGATCGGCGTCGAATGCGCCTGGCCCACACCACGGCCCGACCTGCCCAAGGGCTACGACCCCGCCGAGCGGTGGCCCGACGCCCAGATCATCTCGATGCGCGATACCGCCGCAGCGCTCTCGCTCAAGCTCGGTGTCGGTGCCGATCACAACATCGGTCACAAGGACTACGCCGGTTCGGCTCAAGGCAAGTGGGACCCCGGCAACCTCGACACGAAATGGTTTCAGGGTGAGATCGCCAAGGACATGCGCGGCGAATTCGACCGCGTCGTCACCGATCCCCCGCCTGTGGTCATCCCGGCCGACCCGCCGATCCTGCCGCAGCCGCTCACCGGGTGGAGCGACCGCGCACTGTGGGAGGAGATCCTCAAGCAACAGCGCGGGCCCGAGCTGCTCGGCTGGAAACAGCTGGGCGGCAAGACGGTTGTCGACTACCTCGCCGAGGTCGGCGGCAAGCTCGACAAGCTCATCGCAGCAGGAGATGCCCGGTAATGGGCTGGGCACCGCCGAGCAAGGTCGGCGACCGCGATCCTGCAATCGCGGTGGCCAAGGCCAAGCTCGCGCGATACAGCTACGGCAAGGGCCTGGGCACCTCGGACGAGTACACCGAGGAGTTCGGCGTTGCGCTGGTCAAGTTTCAGACCATCGTGCATTCGGAGGTGCTGGCCGGCAGCCGCAAGGGCCCCGACCTCAACACCGTCGGTGTGCTCGACTGGGCCACCAAGAAACAGCTCGGGATGCTCGATCCGGCCCCGCCGGCCCCGGCGCGGAAACGGCACCCCGCGTTCGTGTTCCGTGGCACCGGCGGCGTCATCGGCCTCGACTACGTCAGCCGGGTGTGCCAGGCCAACGCGGACCTCGTCGAGGAGATCAATACGCCGTGGGCCGCGACAATGGGCGGCATACCGGTCGGCACCGCGGGCAACCTCACCACAGACCCGAGCATGTGGCGCGCGGTGCGCGAGGGTTTCGCCGCGTTCAAGGTCGAGTTCCTGCGGCGGCTCGCGATCGACCCCACGCTCAAGGCCATTATCGGCGGCTACTCGGCCGGGGCCGTGCTCGCTGCACTGTGCCGGCAATGGGTCCTCGAGAATCACCCCGACAACTACCTGTGCTCGTTCTCGCTCGGTGACCCGACCAGGCCCGACGGTGGCGCGTTCTACAACGCCCCGCTGGCCAACCGCGACGGGCAGGGCATCTCCTCGTGGCAGTACGGCGACGTCACCGACTGGCGGCACTGCTGGCTGACCAACGTGTCCGACCCGAACCGCCCAGACATGTACGGCCGCATCCCCCGCGGCAAGACCGGCGAGATCATGCAGGGCGCGTTCGATCTCGTCACGCACACCGAGTTCGGCGACCTGGCCACCACGGCCCGCAATTTCGTGACCGTGGTGCCCGAGATCGCCGCTGACGCAGGGATCGCCGTGCCCGACGCGCTCGGCGCGCTGTCCAACGGAATCCCCGGCCTCACCATGTGGGGCCTGCCGCTGCTCATCGGTGCGCTCGGCGGCCTGATCGGCGTCGGCAACCCCGACGACCTCACCGGCACCGCGGCCGCGGCGGCAGCCGCGCGGATCGGTCTCACGTTCGCGCTCGACCAGCCGCCGACCAAGCCGCACATCACCTACGAATTCGCCGAGGTCTGGCCCGGCATGACCTACCTCGGGCTGGCAATCCAACACGTCCGCGACTGGGCCACCAAGGTCCCCGTCCTCACCTGACCGAAAATGAAAGGGCCGCATCGTGAACTGGCAACACTATTGGAAATCGATCCTCGCGTTCCTGTCGCTGCTGGCGACCAACGTTGCCACTCGGTGGGTGACCAACCAGGAACCGCTACCGGAGACCGGCAAGGACTGGCTCACGTTCGCGGTCACCACCATCGGGGGCACCTGGCTGGTCTACCGGGTCGCGAACGCGGACAAGGACAGGGCTGGCAGCTCGTGACCTGGCGACTCGTCGCACCGCACTTCGCGCGCCGAATTCAGCTCGCCGCGTTCCTCATTGCGATCGGGTTCGGGATGGACTACCTGTTCACCCCGCCGGGGTCATCCGGCGCGCTGACGTTCGTTGAGCGCGCATTCCTGCCGCTCTGGGTGTGGGGCGCGGTCATCATCGCCGCGGGCCTGGCCGGGTTCCTCGTCGAGTGGCTCATCCTTGGCGACGACCACCCACTACTGCTCACGCCGAAACGGTGGCGGTGGGGCTGGGTCTCAAACATGGCGCACACCGTGATCTTTGCGGCGTTCGTAGTGCTGTCCGCATCGTCGCTGTTCGACATCATCGGCCGCGGGTTTGAGGGCGGCGGCTGGTACGGCTGGCGCACAGCGCTGATGTGGGGCGGGTTTGCCTACGCCAACTTTCAGTTCATTCGACGGATCGGGCAACCGATATGAGCGCAGCGTCGGCGCTCAACGTCGACCAGCCACTCGTCGACCTGGTCGACAACCTCCCCGTCATCGTCCTGCTCGGCATCGTCGTCTGGCTGAGCCTGCCCCAGCTCGCCGAACGGTTCACGATCATCGGCCGGTTCATCCGATGGACCGGGCTGTCGCGGCGATGGAAAGAAAAGGCCGAACGCCTCGACAAGCAGCGTCGTGATGCCGCGATGGAGGAGGCCCGCAAGCTCGCGGCCGCCGCTATGCGCGAGATGACACCTCCCGACGTGCGCCGCATGGAGGAGGGGCTCCGGCGGCTCGGCGAGGAACTGCACGTCGTGCAGGACGCCGAGGACATGCTCCGGGCCTACGTCATCTATGACGAGCTGTGGCACTTTCACGACGATCTCGACGAGGTGCGACGCGGCCGGCGACCAGCGCACCGGATGCCGATCGAGGCGTTCGAGCAGAAATGGAAATCGGGCTGGCGGCCGTTCGACGACGACGGCCGACTCGTTGACGACGGCAGTGGAGGACCGACAGGCAATGGCTGATCTAGCAGAACTCCCGTGGTTCCTGTGCACCGGCAACTACCGCGGCATCGTGCCCGACACCCTCGACGTCGGTATCCGGCCCGACCAATACCGGCCGTGGGCCGAGGTCACGCTGACACCTCACCTGGTCGGTGCCGACAACCGCATCGTCACCGGCGAGGTGGAGCGTCGGCTGGCCGGGCTCACACCGCCAGTCACCGTGCTGCTGCTGCCAACCACGGCGCGCATCGAAACGGGCGTCCTGCGGCTGCCCAGACTCAACGCACCGGCCGGGGAAACCGATCCACCCACACAGGGTGAGATCGACGAGCAGCTGGCCGCTGAGGGCGTCCCACTCATCGGCAACGACGACGCCGACACCCTCGAACTCGGCACCAACCGCATCGCCTGGCGCGTCGAGTTCGGGCCGATGACGATCCTCGGCACCCAATACCGGTTCGCCGGGTTCTATTTCCTCGGGCCGACCATCACCGGCTACGACCCGGATGACCCCGAGTGGGCACCGCCCGCAGTGGATCTCACGACCGTGGGAAGGTTCGTGCCGGCCCCGTGACCGAGGTGTGCGAGGTGTGGAGCGCCGGCCAGCTCGCCGCCCTCGTGATCGGAACCACGGTGCTCGCATCGGCGGCCGTGCTGGCGGTCATCCTCGGCTGCGTGTGGCTGGCACACACCTGGCCCACGGACACCGACCACCGGTAAACCGCGCCTATGTCAGGCTCGGTCGATTGCCGCGATCACGTCTGCGTGGTTGTGGTCCAGCTGTTCGCAAATCCATCGCACCGTCTTGTGCTGCGGACATACGTCCGTGGGCAGCCCAAGCAGCGCCGCCAGTTGATTCACCGTGTACGTCGCCATGTCGTGCTCCCTATGTCGGGTAATCAAGGGTGCGAAGTCTCTCGAACATCGCGCCGTTGATGCCCATGTGGGCGAGCGTATCGACAGCCGCCCACACTTCGGGTGACGGCCTCGCGGCCCGCCAGGGGCCCCGCGCGTCGAGCGGAATGCGCTCGCCGGTTCGCGGGCCCGTGATCCAGACGGCGAATCCGCTGTCGATTGCCACGCTGTCTCCGTGGGGGCTCGTCACCCATGCAACGGCACCCCAGGGGACTTCATCGAGTGCGTCATACACGTCGTCGCTGCTCATGACCCCTCTATCTCAGAGACGAGGCTCAAAGGTGGGGCCGTCGCCGACCACTTTGCCGAGGACTCGCCAGCCGGCCTCGGCCAGGCCGCCCTCGGTGACCTCGCCTCGCGCGAATGCGTCGAGTAGCCGGGGTGAGGGGCCGTCGCTGGCTGGCCCGATCCACACATCTCCCGGTGCGATGTTCTCGTTCGTGGTGATTGACAGCTCGCCGAGGTCGATTCGCTCGCCGCTCATACCGAGCATCATGCCTTGCCGCGCCAGCGGCGGATGGTGGTGCGGTCGACGCCGAGGATGGTCGCGAGCTTGTGCTCGCTGCGGTAGTTCGGGTCGCTCCGGTCGTCCGGTACGGCGAGCACCAGCGCCTTGACCCGTTCCTCGGCGCGTTTGGCCTCGGCGGTGATGCCGCGGTAGGCCGCGGCAGCCGCCTCGATATCGTCCTGGCCGCGGTCGACGACGACCCAATCGTCTTGCAGCTCCCGCCGGCCCTCGACCGGCACGCGACGCTCAGCCTCGGCCAGGAGCTCAGCGTCGGTGCCGGTCCGCAGCTCGTCGGGTAGTTCGTATACCTCGGTGAGGAGCTCGGTGCGTTGGGTCGTGATTCTCACGGTGCGGGGTTCTCCTGCGGGTCGGGTGGGTGTGGGTTGTTTATCCAGTCGTTGACGTTGAGGTGCGCCCAGGCCCCCTCGGTCTCGTCCTCGGCGATCATCGCAGCCTCGTCGAGGGGCTTCGGGTAGAACCGCAGCTTGCCCTCGCAGGTGCGGCACGTCGCCGAGCGCTGACGTCGATTGAAATCGGGCAATAGCCTCATCCTTTCTCGTGGTCGGGGTCGGCTTGTGCCGCCCAGGTGGTGCTGTCCTCGCGCATGAGATCGGCGGCGATACCGAAACCCATCGCGGTGGCCAGCGCGGTGCCGAACATCGTTCCGGCACCGACGATCAGGGCCCCGGCGGCGACGCCGATCGCTACCGCGGCGATTACCAGGAGCAGCCGCGGCGTCACGCGTTGGCCCGTTCGTAGACGCTGCACGTGTCGTCACACGGCTTGTCGGCGGTGTGGGAGTGCAACGCCACCACGCCGGCCCGCGCGATCAGCTCACGTATCGGGTCAGTACGCGTCGAGGCCGTCGGGGCGAATAGGGCGGCCCACGCCTGGCGTCGAGCTGCTGCGCGCTCGGCACGGACCTCGGCGGCCAGCTGCGCGTGGAACCGGACGAGTGCAGCGTCGGCGGCCCGGCGGTTGCGGCGACGCGCCCGGATGCCCAGCGGGCCGCAGGCCGGGCAGCACAGCAGGTGCATCATGAGGGACCGCCCAAGATGCCGGCGACGTTCAGCTCATGCGGGTGCGTGCCGCCGAGGAACAGTGCTCCGATGCACTCCTCGCAGCATTGGAGGATCGTGGCGCTGTCGACCAGGCCGGGAACGTTCACCGTGGTGCCGTTGAATTTCCCGGCTGGCAGCACGCCCTGGTTGCGGCAGCACAGGCAGCCATCACCCGGCTCGGGTACCTGCGACACCTCGCCGGCCGTCACCGCTCCAGCTCCTCGGAGGCGTAGATCAACGGGGCGATCAGGTTGTAGGCGAATTCGATCCCGGCCATTTCGTTGGCGTGACGCGACATTTCGGCCGATGTCTCAGCGGCGAGCATCATCCGCCTGACGTTCTCGTAGCGGTCCTTGATGAGGGACATGTGTTCGCGGATCGGCTTCAACGCCTCACGGGCAGCGGTGACCGCCTCGTCCCAAACAGTCGCGTCGGCAGGGTTGATGGTGTACGCGCGTTGCGCGGCATCGATTGCGGGATCGGCCATCACGCACCGTCCCCTGGCATCACGCCGCCCGGCAGGTTGTACCGCGCCTGCAGCTCGGCGTAGGTGTCGGGGAATGAGCGCCGCAGCTTGGCCAGGTTGGCGGTGTCGGCCTTGCGCATGGCCGACATGATCAGCGCGTAGAACGGTGGGTCGGTGGCGCTGATCTGTTGCGAGGCCCGGTATTCGTGCAGGCTCATAGCAGGCTCTCTGTTTCGCAGTCCGGGCACCATTCGGTGCCGGTGGTCATCCCGTCGTGAAAATTGCCGCAGTCGGGGCACTCGTACGCGAGGTTCTCGTCGTCATCTGTGGTGCTGGGCTGCGTGGGGCATTCGTTCGGACTCATCGCAAGACCACCGTTCCGGCGGGCAGCCAGCCGGGCTCATCGGGCAGGACGTTCGAGTCGAACACGACGTAGGACTCGTAGCCCTGCACGGTGGCCTGGCGGTAGTAGCCCTCGGAGCAACCGCTGCCGTAGGTGCCGAAAGTGCAGTAGCCGCGCACCCAGCCCTCGGGTGTCCAGATGCGGCGTTCGCGTGTCCAGCTGCCGTCGGGGCGGCGAGGGCCGTCGCAGATGGTGCGCAGTTGGCCGCCGAAGAGTCCCCAGCGGATGGTTTCGCAGCCGACGCCGGGCTCGGCCTTGGCCTGACCGGCGAACCAGAGGGTGCCGCAGCCGGCCAGCACCGCAGCGGATGCCATCGCGGCGAGGAACCGGCGCACGGCGCGCCTCGATGCTCCCGGCCGGGTGGGTGTGGTGATCATCAGGATGCTCTCTCTCGTTGCCAGCAAGGGGTCGATTGGTGGGGTGCCGTCGGCTGGCGTTCGGCGGCGAAGTCAGTCGTTGAATCGGTAGGGCTCGGCGGCCAGGCGCTCGGCGAGCACGGCCGCGCGATCGGTGTGGGCTGCGCCAATCGCGTTGGTGCGGCCGGACACCCAGTAGCGGGTGGGCCGTCCTTTGATGCCGCCGGAGGCCGACAGGACGCGCTCGCCCTGGGCGTCGGTGCCGAGGTGGGCCCACTCGACGGGGCCGCGGTGGAACCACACGAGGCCGATGTGCCGGCGGTCGTCGACTCGCCAGCCGTTCTGCTGCGCGAGCGCAACGAGCCGGTCGGTGACGGTCTCAGCCACGCGAGGCCTCTTCGGCGGCGTCGTCCTCGTCGGCCCACCGTTCGAGCACGCGCACTTGCCAGCGCGCGAGCCGCTGGTGTGCGGCGTCGGGCTCCCAGGTCAGAGCGATCACGATGCACCTCTTTCAGGTGGTGGTTGGTGAATCCGCTGCTATGTTGCGGACGCTACAAAGGGCGTGGGACAAGGTCGGGGTCCCGCTGCCGATCTAGGCCGGCGTGCACCCGACTGCGGCGTGTGTCGGGCACCAGAAGTCGACGGCCCGGCCGGGCGTGCGTCGCCACCCCGCTTTGTGCGCCTGGGCTGCAGCTTCCCGCCGCGAACGGGCGTCGACGACAAGAGGTTTCGATGCGACCCGCGCATAGGGGTACCGGTCGGGGTTGCACTCCCAGGCCGCGCAGCGAATCTCGAACTTGACTGGCGTGATCATCGGGCACCGCCTGTTGTGTGAGCTACCAATAATGTGTAGTGAACGCTACCAAACAACGGTAGCGCACGCAATCATTTTTGGTAGTGTCCGCAACAGTTTGGTGGGACAAAAAGAGGGCCCCGAGGCGTCGCCTCGGGGCCCTGAGTTGGTCGGGTGGGTGCTACTGCTGCAGCTCCGAATGCACGGTGCCGTAGTCGCGGATATCCCAGATCTTGTCGCTGTCGATGCCGTCGAAATTGATCTTGTCCAACGTCGCCCTCGAATAGGTGACGTCGAGGATCGTCGAGTTGGAGGTGTTGCCGTAGGCGTCCTTCATCGGGAACCGGCCCTGCACGGTCACCTCGACCGCGTGCGGGTAGGCCTCGTCGGCCCACTTGAGGATCTCGACGGTCTCGCGCTGGGCGTTGCGAGCGATCATGCTCTTGGTGAATCCGTCGTGAATGTCGAACTCGGTGACCACCACATCACCGTTGGGGCCCGACCCGACGCGTGCGGTGACCCCGCTCGGCGGCGTCGGGGCCTGCGAAGTGGTGGGGGCGGGCGAGGCCGGCGCGCCACTGGGCTCCTCGACTTTGGCCTCCTCAGCCGGGGCCGCGGTCGTCGGCTCGGGGGCCGAGCTCGACGTCGGTCCGGCGGCCGGCTCGTCGGCCGGCGGCTTGGGTGCCAAGCTGCCAATGATCACCAGGGCCACGAATGCCACCACGATGCCGATGCCAACCTTGGCGAGGCGGCTCATCTTCCGCTTGGGTGGCGACTGCTGTTCGCTCATGGGCGGCAGCGTAAACCGCCCAGCTCACGCAGGGGGGTCGAACGACGAGGGCCGGGCGATCTCGTGATCGTCCGGCCCTATCACCGCGTCATGACCTGATCAGGCAGCGGCCCCCAGCATCGCCGCCCGAATCTCGTCGTCGTCAACGGCGAGGTATCGCTGAGTGGTGGCCACCGATGCGTGTCCGAGCAGCATCTGAACAGCCCGCAGGTTCCGCGTCGCACGGTAGGCGCGTGTCGCGAAACGGTGCCGCAGCGTGTGCATCGTCCACCCCTCGGGCAGCACATCGGTGATCAGCAGGCCGACGGTGATCGGCGCGAGGTGCCCGCCGCTGTGGTTCGGGAACAGGTAACCGCTGGTCGACCGATCACCCGGAGTATGCCCGCGCGGACCGGCCGCGATCTGGCCGGCGAGGCTCTCACTGATCGGGATGACCCGGTCACGCGCGCCCTTGCCGTGCACCAGCAACCGCGGACCGATGGTGTCGAGGTCGTCGTCGTGCACCTGGGCGACCTCGGCCCGCCGCAGGCCGGCCTCAGCCGCCAGCCGCAGCATCACCTCGACCCGAGGACGGGCATGTTCGAGCGCCCATAGCCAGGCCGCATCGGGAGCCGGTCGCGGCACCGGTGATTCCTGGGAGATCGTCGGCAACTTTGCTGATGGGTCGTGATCGATGTGGCCAGCCTCGTAGAGATAGGCGAAGAATCCGCGAACAGCGCTGCGATAGCTACGTCGGGTCTCGCGCGCCCATCGCTGTTGCCCGAACCAAGTCGTGATGTGCTCTTTTGTCACCGCCTCGGGCGGATGACTTACAGATCTGGCCATGTGCCAGAGCTGGTTTCGGCGAAGCTCGACCGTCGTGGCCGGTCGTCCGATGGACACCAGGAGCAGCAGGTAGGACTCGATGTGGGTGGACCATAAGTGGGGCACAGGCAATGATGAAATGAGCAT